CCTTGATCTTGTAAATCTTCTTCATTGCCTTGCTTTCCTTTCTTCGGTGGGCTCTTGTCCCTCCCTGTGAGTATATAATAACATAACCCGGCGAAAATGTCAACACTTTTTTTCAAATTTTTTGAAAAAACTTTTTTCAAAAAAGGGGTTGACATCTCGTCCCGTCTCTGCTATAATATAATCAGATCAGGGGAGGAGCGCAAGACACTGGGACCCACGGCGAACCTGCCTATCTTTTTTGAAAGTCAAAGAAAGTCAAAGCAGCCGGCGAAAGGTCAAAGTCAGTCAAAGTCAAAGCAGCCGGCGTACTTTAGCACGCTAAAGCATGAAAGAAGTGGGCGTGCTTTAGCACGCTAAAGTGTTAATGCAGTAAACCCACCCACCTAATAGGTGGGCGGGACTTTAGCACGCTAAAGCGTTAAACCTCGCCTGCCGAGGTACGGTTAGTCATAACTAACCGATGCCTCCCCCGATATTCTACCACGCCAACGCGCAAAAGTCAATAACGAAATTGTTACAAAATTCTTAACAAATAAGGCTATTTGTAACAGAATTGTAATAAATTGTTAACAAAAAAGACATTGACTTTTGCTCTGCCCGGGTGTATACTATGGGTGAAGATAAGGAAAGGGGTTGACCACGATGACGATGACCGAAATGATGAATGCCTACAGCGCGCGGAGCGCAGCCCACACCTACGCCCTGGGCTTTGTGGAAGGGCACAACCTGTACGCCGTGAAGCTGAGCTTCAGCGAGCTGAGCCGTTACTTCAAGCTCGATCGGGCGAGCTCCAAGCGTGGCGGGTTCGCCAAGATCCGGATCAAGCTGACCGCCAAGGACCGTGCTGAGCTGAGTGCCACGGCGGAGCTGATCGGAGCTGAGGACCTGCTGATGAAGGACAGCGCCCACAACAAGGGCGAGAACTTCGAGCGGGAGCTGACCGAGCGCTGGACAGCTGAGACCTGGGTCAAGGACAGCGTGCCCTTCTGGGTGGCTGGGGACATCCGGGTGGATGGGGTCGAGGTTCAGGTCAAGCTCGACGGCGCGGAGCTGACCAACGAGCGGACGCTCGGGCGGATCGCCTGAGCGCTCCGCCGGCCAGGCCGACCGGCTGAATCAGCTAGGCCGGCCAGCTAGATCAGCTAGGCAAGCTAGAAAAATTTGTAAAAAGGCTTGACAAGCCCGGAAAAATATGATACAATAAAGATGAAAGATAGGAAGGGAGCTACGAGCTATGAAACGCAACATGAAACACTGTATTAAGGAATATAACTACTTTTACATTGGTGGGCGTATGAATCGCCGTAAAAATGGAAAGGGGAAAGTCGGCACCTGTCAGCAACAATATTTATGCAATCGTGTCAGCAGTATCCGCCATGAAGAAAAAGATTTTAAAGTTTTATGCTATCTGTATCTGCCCAATATCAACAAATCACGCTTGGAAGCTTTAGAAGCAGAAGTCAAAGCAAACCTTGCAATGATTTATCAGCATGTCAGCAATGATCATTTTGAATTTAAAATGAATGATGCCGAGCAAGACTATTTTATCTTCTCTCTTATAGCGCTTAGCTTCGCGATTAAATATTGCAAAGATCATAATATGGCTTATGAAGTTTTCTAATCGGGGAAAATTTCAGCCGGCCAATCTTAGCCGGCCAAAAAAATGTACCTAGGGCAAGCGCCCTAGGATTTAAAAATGAGGATTTGCTGGCTTGTCAGCGGGATCCTCCCCTGCTCCGATTGCATCCTCGGAGCCACAGACTCTTGAGATCACCTCACGAGCGTTTCGGTGGTCGCACCGTAGATGATGCGTGCCGTCCGAGCCATCTCGCTCCGCGCCCGCCGCTGTTGAACTTCCACCAACATCACGGTCAGGGACTCATCGTGGTGCTTGTAGCCACTCACGTTGCCATCCCAAGCGAAGAGCGTGCATCCCATGCTCGTGGGGAAGGTGATCTTCAGCACCTTCCGAGATTTCGTAGCTCTCAACTCCTTTCCTTCCGTGACTATATAATACCACTTTCCCGGGAGAATGTCAACACCTTTTTGAAAAAATTTCGCGCCGGCCGCGGCCCAAGTCATCCGAAGATGCCCTTGAGCCATGCGGTGTTTTCAGCCACGAAGCCGCCCATCTCGCGCGCTACCGCGAGTGCTTCATCCTCCCGATCATACGGGAAGGATTCGTAGAACCACGCTGTGCCATCTGCAAGGCGGCACACGATCCATTTGTGATGGTGGAGATCATCAGGCATTCCGTTAATTTTCACATTCATCATTATGCTTTCCTCATTTCTTAATATTTATGTCGGTCGGGGTCTTACTGACTCTCGCGGGTCTCACGTCTCGCGGCTCCCTCATGTCCCTCATCGGCGCTTTGCCCCTTCCGACGCTCATATAATACCATAAATTCCGGATGATGTCAACACTTTTTATAAAAAATCTTTGGGCATGGCGGGGCGGGCGGCCGGCGGGACTCTCAAGCCATCCGCATGAGAGTCCTTTCATTTGTGAGTTCGGCGCCATCGAATTTGATCTGTACTTCCTGCCCATTCAGTGTAATATCGCCTGCCACATTGAAGGGAACAGAATCCTTTACCCAAGTTTCACCCGTGAGGGTTTCGGTAATGATCCGCTCAAACCGTTCGCCCTTGTTATACTTATCATCGGTATCAAGCAAATCAGCGGAGCCGATCATAATTGCTTTTCCGCAAGCCACCAACGCTTTGCGATCCGCAACAGTGAGTTTAACACGGATCTTTGCCCATCCGCCACGCTTTGAGGACATACGATCCAGTTTCAGAAAGTCATCCGCAATGTGTGCGGACATTGTGTAGTAAAGCATCCCATTCAGAACAAAACCAACGATATAAGCAGTAGCCACGGCGAGGGCGTTGTAGCGGGCGATCATTTCATTGCGAGTCATTTTATTTCCTTCCTTTCTGTTCCCCCTTGGAACATCTTAAGTATATCACTTCCCGGCCCGAATGTCAACCCCTTTGATGAAAAAATTTTCGGCCGGCCAATTTCAATTTCGCCGGCCGAATTTGTATATACAAATTTTAATCCTTGACTTATCCCATAATTTCATATATAATATATGTATGAGGTGAGAGAGATGGAGAAACTGGTAATGAAATTTGGTTTTGCAATCTTCCTATTTTGTGCTATGTGCGCCGTATTGATTGGATCCCGTTTCATATGGGGCGCATGCGTTGGCGCAGCTATTACCTTATTCGCATGGTTCTTTGATGAGGACTAAATCTGCCGGCCGCGCGGGATGTTCAATCTGGTCAGAAATTTTCCCAAATAAGTGATTGTTCTGATCCTATAGGTATGATAAAATATCAGTGTCAGGTGAGGGAAGGCAAAGCCCGAAACGGGTGTGACCCATGAGAGTCAGTAAGACCATTCCCGATGAACCAACCGCACGCCGAAAGAGCGAGATGGTGCGGTATACAGTGTGGCGAGCACTGGGATCCGAAAGGGTTCAAATGTCGAGGCAGCACCTGCAGGGGACTGAAACAGGCAGGGATTCATCTCGTGAAGACCTCCCCTTCCACCTCTGAAACGCACTTCTGAAGAAAGCGTCCCTCAAGTGGTAAAAATGCCGCCATGTAGGCGGCATTTCATTTTGCTTTCATGTTAGTTCCGTCTAACCGCGCCGGCTAACCCCTCTCCCAAAATCAGCCGGCGCGCCACCACTTGTCTAATTTGGTTTTTAATTTGCCCATAATTCATATAACAAAAGTATTGACAATTCTTTCCCATTATGGTATCATTTAACCATCGAAGGAGGCGGACTAATGAAACGAGCAGGATACAAGCGTCACGATGAACTGGCCGCATGGGATCTGAATGCAGGTTGCCGCCGTTGGGTTAATCAAGCTTCCCCTGCTAATCGGCGCTTGAAGAAAAAACTTCGGCGGCAGGCACGGAAAAAACTTGACAGAACACTTTGGAACTGATATAATATACTCGTAAGAAAGAAAGGGAGGATTTCAAGATGGATAAGTACGAATATGAGGATTCTTACTGGGACGAATATGACCAGTCCATGCCCGATCCTGAGGACGATTACCCCGAGGATGACTACTACGAGGACTGGGACAACCTTGAATGTGGTTTTGACCCTTACATGGGTTGCTACTCGGACGATTGCTAATCGTCCGTAGTCGCGCCGGCTAATTTCATTTAGGTACCGAATGATTCTAGCCGGCGCCCTGTGCCAGCCGGCGCCGCCTAAAACTTAACAGAATTGTAACAAAATTATACTTGATTTTGTAACAATCATATGGTATTATATACTTGTCCGAAGGGGACAGGAAAGGAAGGAAAGAAAAATGACAATCCGCAAGTTCAACGATCATCCCTACGCACAGGCGACTATCATCGAATCTACCGATGGCGCAAAGGCACTGGTAAGCTACCGCACTACAGTGGTCACCGTTGATAATGAAGGCTGGCTCCATGTGAACGGGCTGTATAGCATGACTACTATTAGGCACATCGGCTGGTTCATGCGGGAGCTGGGGTTCACCTACCAGCTGGCTAAACAGCTGTACAATGATCGCAAGGAAATGAATATTTATACAGGGGAGGTGATTGACTGTGACTAATGAAAACCGTGTTCGGCATTGGGCCTTCCTGTGGTGGAACTTCAACCAAACTCCGCCCGTTGATATCCGTATTGAAGTTATGAAGTATATACAAGCACATCCACAGGATTTTAAAGGCGCGGGTCCTCAGTGATTCGTGCCGGCGCACGTCACAAAATTGTAACAAAATTAATTGTTGACTTATAATAAATTTTATGCTATAATTATTCCAGAAAGTGAGGGATATGAAATGGTAAAAATCACGAAAGGTATGGCACGGAAACTGTATAACGAGGGCAAGGAAATTATGATCCTTCCTAATAGAATAAAGGCCAATAGCCCGTTGGCAAGTTGGATTTCTAAACCTTCTGAGCCTATGTTTATGGATACCTTTGACAAGGTATGTGATGCGGTTTTCTATTACAATTGCTCTCCCGAAACTGGCATGACATTGGCTTACTACGCGAAGGAAGTCTAACTTCCCTCGCACGCAGCCGGCCGCCGATTTAACAAAATTGTAACACTTTCGTTCTTCCTTTGTAATATCTTTATGGTATAATAATCATGTCGAAAGGGGAAGGGTGAGCGTAAGCGGACTCGAACGAGAAACAAAAAAAGTTTCAGATACCCCTTGACCGCCACCACAAACTGTGGTACAATAACAATGTCGGAAGGGGAAGCCAAGAAGGTCACTAACCACAGTGCTCCCCAACCCCGACAGAAACTTTGAAAAAAGTTTCAAAAAACCCTTGACATTCTCACAGAAATGTGATAGAATGAATATGAAAAGAGGGGAAGGAAAACCCCACAAACCAGAAAGGGTAACCGCCATGAAGAAAAACACTATCCGCATCCTTGCCAATGTCCTGTCTACCATGCCTGAAGGTACTATGCTCGATAACCCTCTGTTCGATGGAGCCGCTACCACTCGCAAGCAGATTCCTGCTTCTGAGCTGTATGACGAGCTGAACGCTGAGCTGAACAAGGGAGCTGAGGAAAAGGCTCGGAACGCTGAGCTGTACGATGCCGCCAAAGCGGTTGTGATGGACGAGCTCGGTACCACCGATAAGGCTGTGACCATCGGCGAGCTGTTCGAAGCCATCGAGGACAAGCTGCCCAAGGGCTTCACGAAGGGCAAGCTCCAGTACGCTGTGACTCGGCTCTGGAAGGACGAAATCGTCCGCACCGAGGGTAAGGTTAACACCTACGCCAAGGCGTAATTTGAAAAGGGGAAGGGAAACCTTCCCCTTTCCTTTTGCTGTAGAGTTAGTCTCCGCTAACCGCGCCGGCGCGAATTTGTTAATAGAATTGTAACAATTTCACTATTGACTTTTCTTTACAGTATGGTATAATAAGATTGTTCCAAGAAGAACGGAAAGGACGGATTGAGAATGAAACTTTATTGTAAAAGAGAATGGGAAGCCGATATATCAGATGAAATGATTATAAAAGCAGTAGATGAGTATGTACATAAAAATTTTTATCGCAATTACTATTCGTTAATGAATCGCAGAGATGTGCAATGGATTGCAGAATCTATAGTTAAAAAAATGACTGATTATGATCAATATCCTAATGAGTTCACGAAACCCTTACGTACACGCATCCGTGAAATTATTACACAGCGCATAAAGGAGATAGAAGAAAATGCAGACGATTAAAAACTGGTTCGGTATTGAAACCCCTTACCACTTTGAATGGAATGACCTTCGATGCGGAATTACTATCCTTAACGTAATTCTAATTATGCTCTTCGGTTTGCAGGTATCATGGTTCGGACTCGCTATCGCCCTCTTCGGCGTGTGTAAAGACTTCTCTCAGCATCGGCATATCAATGATATTCTGATGCATTTCTCAAGCGTAGTCCTCAACCTTTACTTCCTTTCCCTCCTCTATAAGTAGACTTCGGTCTACTTTTTCAGCCGGCGTCCCGTAACAGAAACTTAACAATTTTATCTATTGACAAATCCCAAATCTATGATATAATAATATTGAAAGTGAGGTATGAAGTATGAAAATGAGAAACTTGATCATGGACACAAGCGACCTTTCCTTTGAAGAACTGGATGCCCTTATCCGCCAGTTGAAGGAAGCACGTGCACGCAAAGGTGAAGCACGAGCATGCCATCAGAACTTCTCCGCAATGATTGAGAACATGAGGGAAAAGAATCTTGTGTTCTGTAGCAAGCACACGGGCGAAATTTTAAATCCGAATGATTGGGAAGTATATGATAGTTTGACTCATGCAACATATCCCGAAAAGGATAAGTAATAAGGTAAATTAGCGCAAGCTAACTTCCGCCGGCCAATTTCAGCCGGCCGCCAGATTTAACAGAAATGTAACAATTTTCCCCTTGACAATCCCGTAATCCTCGTGTATAATTTAGGTACAGAGAGAGGAAAGGAAGGTACGAAAGAATGAGGACGATTTGGTGGGATATGGATGGCACGATCGCCAACTTATATGCGGTTGATAACTGGCTTCCGATGCTTCGGGCAGAAGATACCACGCCCTATATAGAAGCTGAAGTGATGTGGAACATGAGCCAACTGGCTCGACTGATGAATCAGGTACAGAAGCTCGGTTATAAGCTCGGAATCATCAGCTGGACAAGCAAAGGCGGCTCGGCAAGCTACAACGAAGCTGTGAAACAGGCGAAGCTGGGCTGGCTGAATAAGCACCTCGCAAGCGTCAACTGGGATAACATCTGCGTGGTAAGCTACGGCACTCCGAAAAGCCTTGTAATGCAGGGCGAAGATGATATTCTATTTGATGATGAAGAACCTAATAGAGATGCTTGGCTCGGTGAAGCTTACGAACCTGAAATGATGATTAAGGTATTGAAAGCACTGCTTGGAAAGGAATGATAATTATGAAGTATGTACAGACTTATAAAACCATTTGTATTGATAATCAGACCTTGGAGCAATTGAAAGACGTTAATAAACTTTTAGACACTATTACCTCTGAATTAGAAGAACTTGCAAAAGAAGATAAAAATTATGAAAATATTGCTAATGATGCATGGGACGCAAGCGCCGCACTTGATGACTTTTTGACTTCTTATCAGTGCGAAGTTACACGCGACTAATTTTGCGCCGGCCCGCCAGTTGTACGGACAATTTTGTATACAGTATTCTTATAAAATTTTTATTGACAAATTTCAAATTTTATGATATAATATATATGAAAGTTGAGGAGAGGAAGAAAAATTTCCCCTAACCAACCCCTTGACAATCGCCAAATGTTGTGATATAATATGTGCGTAAAAGGAAAGGAGAGATGCCAAATGACTAAGGCTCAACTTGAAACCAAACTCCGTAACCGTTTCCTGTCTTTCATCACCCAGACCATTTCTCAGGAAATGGAAATTGATGCGCTTCCTGTTAGCGCAAGTGAACTTGCTGTCCCTTGCCTTGACGATGAAGGCAATGAAACGTGGGCATTGGTAAAGGTTTCCATCCCTCGTGGTACTCGGAATGGTGAAGGCGGTTATAATCCCTACAATGGCTATGCGCTTGCAGAAGAATACGCACAGGATTGCGTAGAAAAGGCACAGAAGAAAGCCGATGCTGAAGCGAAGAAGCAGAAGAAAATCGCCGCGGACGAAAAGAAACGCGCCGAAAAGAAAGCGCTTGCCGAAGCCAATAAGAACCTTAAAGAACTCCGCAAAATTAAGGACACGCCTACGGCGTGATCCTTTTTTTATTACTATAGTTAGTTATGACTAACCGCGCCGGCCGCCGAGATTTAACACTTTTGTAACAATTTTAGTGTTGACATTTTCTCTACATATGGTATAATACCTATGAAAGTTGAAGGAAAACAACACAAACCAGAAAGGGTATTCCACTATGGCAAAATTTCTCTTCATGGATTCCGAAACAGCAGAAACTAACATTGTCGATGGTCAACTTGATGTAACCAATGGGCAGGTTTATGACCTTGGTCTGATGGTGATTGACGAGAATGGTAAGATGTATGACCAGATTAGCATGGTAAATGAAGATGTATTTTTTGGTATGCCTGAATCCATGAAGAACGCTTATTATGCGAACAAGATTCCACAATATCTTGAGGATATACGGATGGGTAAGCGCAAGATCGTGAATAGTTGGCAGATGTACAAAATCTTTGCGAAAATGTTTCAAAAGTATGACATCTCCGCAGTAGTTGCCCACAATGCCTTTTTCGATGTTAAGGTTCTCAACTCTACGATGCGTTATCAGACAAAGAGTTGCGTGCGGTGGTTTTTGCCTTGGGGTACAGAGATTATTGACACACTGAAACTTGCTCGTAACACTTTTGGAAAAGATCCGAAATATGTTGAATGGTGCAAGGCAAATGGATATATGACGAACCATGCAACTCCTCGCCCTCGCTTGACCGCAGAGATTCTTTACAGATATATTACAGGAAATGACGAATTTATTGAGAGCCATACAGGGCTTGAAGATGTACAGATCGAAGCAGACATTTTCCTTAAGATGATGAAAATGGGCGAGTAATCGCCCATTTTTTCCATTCGCGCCGGCCGAAAAAATTAACACTTTTGTAATAATTTTATAATTGACACCACCCTCTTATTCTGATATAATAAGTATGTAAAAAGGAAAGGGGAATTTGAAATGCGGAACTATGAAGAAAGAGCCAAAGATTTTATCCACCAGATTTTCCCGTATCTTGTAGATTGCACGCACCATGAAGATCGCGAATGGGCAGTTACGTCCTTCAATATGGATTACAAGCGGAAGGTAAAATATGCTCATGGTATTTCCCGCTATGCCCTTATTACTTCTGACTATGTAGTAAAGGTAGACTATGCTACTACTCGTTGGGGCGATAGTGAAGATGAAATGGAAGTCTATCAGGAAGCCTTAGCAGATGGATTTGAATATTTATTCGCTAAAATTTCCCGTTATACATATAATGGATGCACATTTTATATTATGCCCCGTATCTATGGTATCGGAAAGTATATATATGATGCCGATGAATATCTAACTCCCAGTGAAAATGATTGGGTATCTGACCACGTATGCGACTTACATAATGAAAATTATGGTTGGAAAAATGGCCATGTAGTTATCTTTGATTACGCCGCTCGGCGCTAACCGATCGGCCGGCCGCCGATTGTATACAGTATTCTTCTAATTTTATACTTGACACCCTATATAATTTCTGCTATAATATAATTGTTCCGAGGGGAACAGACCTCAAACGAAGGCGCCAAATGTTTGAGGGAGTTCCCCAAGGAAAAAGTTTGAAAAAAGTTTTGAAAAAGACTTGACAAACATCAAAACCTATGATATACTAATCACGAACAAAGGGAAGGACACCCTATAAACCAGAAAGGAATGACCACTATGAAGAAAGCCACCATGAACACCATCCTGTCCCTCATCGCTACCATCGACACTCCCGAAGCCGAAGCGGTTCGTGCGGAATTGAACGCCGAACTGGCTAAGGGTGCGGAAAAAGCGCAGGCTAATCGTGACCTGTACGCTTCCGCCCACGATGCGGTTATCTCGGCTCTGGCAGATGCTTCTGCCCCTGTGACCATGTCCGAACTGTGGGAAGCAGTTGAGGACAATATGCCCGAAGGCATGACCAAGGGCAAGATGCAGTATGCGGTGACTCGCCTGTGGACTGACGAGATCGTCAAGACCGAAGGCAAGGTCAATGCCTACTCTCTGAAGGCGTAAGCCTTCAGAGAGCGAGGAAAATCATAGTTGGTAGGTATGGAAAGACCACGCAACCCCCACTGAACAAACCTCGTTAAAAAATGTACGGGAAGCAATGCGACTAAAAGACTCCAGGGCGCTTCATCGCGCCCCATTTTATTACTATTCCGCTTTAGCGCTTTAGCGCGTTAAAGCGGCCGGCCATTCCTAAAACTAGCCGGCCGCGAATTGTATACAGTATTCTTGAAAATTAGTGCTTGACTTCAGATAAAAACTCTGCTATAATATAATTGTTCCAAGAGGAGATGACGACCATTCCGAAGAAATCTTCGGCGGGGCGGTAAAGAAACGCACGCAGATAAGCACCCCAGAGGGTTGGCTTATAGGAAGAGGACATCAAAAAATTTTTTCAGAAACTTCTGAAAAACCCCTTGACAACAAGCAAATCCTGTGCTATAATAAGGATGTTCCCAGTAAGGGATGGACTTTCGGAGGTGAGAACTGACGGGTCGCCGTGAAATCTCCTGTAATCCCAAGGGGATGAAGCGGACAGGTTTCTCTCCATCTTCTCCTGCTAAGAAAAAAGATGGAAAAAAATACTTGACATCTTCCACGAAATGTGGTAAGATATATATGAAACAGAGGAAGGAAAACCTCACAAACCAGAAAGGTTACTACTATGAAGAAAGCCACTCTGTCCGCCATCTACGATGCTCTGAAAGCCATTGACTTCGATGCTGATATGCTTGCTGAAGTCGAAAAGGATCTGACCAAGGGTGATGCCGAAAAGGCAAAGAACGCCGAAGTGTATGAGCAGGCGAAGCCTATCGTCCTCGGTGCTCTGTCTGATATCCCTGTGACCCTCGGCGAACTCTACGATGAGGTCGTTAACGAACTGCCCGAAGGTTTCACCAAGGGCAAAGTCCAGTATGCCATCACTCGCCTGTGGGCAGATGATGTAACCAAGGTTGAGGGCAAGGTCAACTCCTACGCCCGCAAGGCGTAATCTTCCTCAAGGGGTGCGACTTCTCGCACCCCAATTTCATTTCTGCATATTGTATACAGGATACCTCGTGCCGGCCGATTTAACAATCTTGTAACAATTTAGTAGTTGACTTGTAATATCTATTATGCTATAATAAGAGAGTCGAAGGGAGGAATATAAAATGAATGTGTACATCAAGAACTCCGAGGGTCAGCAGACAGTCCGCTACCTTCCACTGTTTAGAGCGATTTATCTGCGGTTGCTTGTGTTCGCAAGATACCGCAAGGATGAAAGACCGATAGTAAGATTCGTAATTTGAAAGGAGATTGAAGCATGAAAAACTTTGCAGACTTTATCAAAGAAACTTATGACATTGAAATCCCGAAGGGCAATATCCCAGGCTCTTGGTTCATTCAGAACCATATTCCTATGGTGGTTCGTTGTTCCTGTTGTGATATGACAATGGCTTCACCTTCCGCATGGATTGACGATGAGGGTTACACCTATTGCAGGGACTGCGCCGATATTAAGGAGGAATAATAATGACTATTTATGCAGTAACTGAAATAATCACCGAATCCAAAGAACAAAATGCTTGGGGATACTATTCTTCATTAGAAAAAGCACAGCAGGCAATTTTAAAGCGAGTAGCCGAAGAATATACCGAAGAAGAAATGAAAAATTTTCACTGGCAGTATGGAGATACTCGATATGTCACGCCTGACACTGATTGGGTTGCAGGATGTACCTATGATATTGAAGAATATGAATTAGATGGGGAGTTAGCGTAAGCTAACTCCGCCGGCCGCGAATTGTATACAGTATTCTTCAAAATAAATGCTTGACTTCTGATAAAATTTCTGATATACTATATATGTCAGGTGAGGGGAAGAGGTTCTCCGAGGGCGAAAAAAACTTTGAAAAAAAGTTTGAAAAACCCTTGACAGCCATCCTAAAATCTGATATAATAAATACGAAAATAGGAAGGACACCTCACAAACCAGAAAGGGTTACCACTATGAAGAAACTGTCTCTCGTTGCTATCAAGAACGCTCTGGTTGGATTCGGTTATGCGGACGAAGCTATCCTTGCCGAACTGGACAAGGAAATCACCAAGGGTGAAGCGCAGAAAGCAAAGAACGCCGAAGCCTACGATGCCATCCATGACATCGTAATGGGTGCTCTGACTTCCGCTCCTGCGACTGTCGCCGAGATTTGGGATGCGATCGAGGATGAAGTCCCCGAAGGCATCACCAAGGGTAAGGTTCAGTACGCTCTGACCCACCTCTGGAGCGATGAAATCGTCAAGGTTGAGGGCAAGCCGAATGGCTATCGGAGGGCGTAAGCCCTCCACCTCGCAGAAGTCCTTTGGCAGTATGCCCAGTTCTGCATTATCAAAAGCGAGAAACTGCCCACCACGAGGGTTTCCGAGGGTCTTTCAGTGTGGTTAAACAACATAAGCCCTCTTTTTATGGGAAGCGTCAGTGGCATCAGGGAAGCCACCGAGGTAAACCCAAAAGGTGATCTCGCAGTGGGACAGTTGCAAAAATGGGGCCCACAGGAGTTCAATTCTCCCGCTTTCCACCAACATTACCTTATATCCTTTCCTTCCTTCCTTCGCCCACCGCTTGCGGTGGGCTTCTCTTTTATTGCACATTGTATACAGGATACGGCGGCCGGCCGCAAATTTGTACATACAACAATGTATACAAATAAAATTTAAAATAATGCTTGACAAATCCCAAAACATAGATTATAATATATATGAAATCAGAAAGGAAAGGTGATTTAAGATGGCTAAAGTTACTAAGACCCAGAACGATAAGTCCCTTCGTGATCTTGTTTTCTCTGAACTGTTTGAGGGCAATGATACCAAATACGACTTCGTGCGTATCAATGACCGCCAGTATGGTGTTATCCTTACTGACCTTAATGGGCATCAGCGCTATGTCCGTATCGGTGCTATCGTTGCCGAAGAGCGTGATGATATGACTGCTAAGGAACTGATGCAGTCCGAGATTGATACCTACAATCAAAAGCAGGCAGACAAGGCAGAGAAAGCCAAAGCGAAGGAAAAGAAGATCGCCAAAGACAAGGCTCGGCGCGAAGCCGAAGCCAAAGCAAAGGAAGGTGAACAGGCATGACACTTGAATGGAATGTTCCTATGGTTGTAGATTATCCCGAGGATGATTTAACAGATATTATCAAGTCCGTGCAGGAACACGGGTGGGATGAAGAAAAGGTTATTGCTTACATCAATGACACGGTGTCAGGCTTTGAAGATGGTATTTATTATAACTGGGGTCGCGAGCAGACCATGGCAGTGGTAAATGAAATCAAACATCGTATTGGTGGAATCCAGCTTTCGATGTTTGACGAAGAAGTTAGCGTAAGCTAACTTCGGCCGGCCGCAAGATTTAATACAATTGTAACAATTTACCCCTTGACTTTCACTACAGATATGATATAATAGTTACGAAAGGAAGGGATATGAGATGACTAAACTTCAGGCTATTCGTGAGTTCGCAGACTTCCTCGCAGAAGGACACACTATTATTGCCCGTGATCGTTGCGATAATGGAAACTGGGCGATGGATATAGATGGCACAAGTCCTCGGTTGAAACTGCCAAAAGATTTTGAATATCGGGATGAAGCGGATAAAGCTTTCCGCAAAGATTTTACAGCACGTTGCCCCATTGCTAAAGGGTTTGCCGATATAACGCTTACCATTCTTCATGAGTTCGGGCATTGGTATAACCGCAATATCATGAACATTGTGGTTTATGAAGATTTAGTTAAAAGCGAAGAAAACTATTTCGCTAACCCCTATGAGGTACTTGCTACGCAATGGGCAATTTGTTGGCTTCTGTGCCCCGCAAATCGGCAGATTGCAAAGGACTTTGAAAAGAAGTATTTCGGGCGCGCCTAAGGCGCCGGCCCGCAAATTTAACAGAATCTTAACAATTTTGTAGTTGACTTGTAACATAATATCTGATATAATGAGTGTGTTGAAAGGGAGGAAAGAGAAATGGCGAAGCAGAAGAAAGTCAAGACTAACGTTGAAATCTTTATGGGAACTCGGAAATCTTGGGGTAATGTAAACCCCGTAACTCGTGTGATTCCAGACAAACGATTTAAGAAACCGAAGTACAAGGGAAAGGAGTTTGATGACTAATGAAAGTATATGAAGTAGTTGAATATATAACCGAGGACTTCAAAGAAGATGGAGTTCACGGCGAGAACGCAAGCGGTATGTATTCCTCTATTGATAAGGCAAGACAGGCAACCCTTGACCGTATTGCGGAAGAATATACAAAAGAAGAAATCTCTGCAATGAATATTCCCGATGATTGGGAATATTTAGAAGTCCCAGAAAATGAATGGACTGCAAGTTGTACCTATATCATTTATAGTTATGAATTAGATGGGAGGATTGAATAATATGAATACTTGCCCCGATTGCCCCGATTATGAACTTGAAATGTACGAACATTATGATGAATATAAGGACGATATTTTGCTCCAAGAACAGCACTTTGAATGTCCTCATTGCCACCGCACCTTCGCCCGCAATGTGTGGTATAAGATGGATGGAATCGTATGGCTTGACGAAGAATAAGGAGGAATCATAAATGAAATGCCCTAAATGTGGAACGCAACTTATATATGAAGATCTTTTGGACGAATACTATGATTCAGAAGTACACGATGAAAAATGGCGTGTATTATGCCCAGCGCAAGGATGCAACTTTGAAGGAAAATTATGGCAAAATTATCGTCTTGAAAGTGAGGAATTGGTAACCGATGAAGAAAGTGATAATTAAACGTCTTACCTATTACGCACCGCACACGGGCGAGACCATGTACGGGGCGGAAGAATATGATGCCCACCTGTCCGATGCCAATATCTTAGGCACAATCCATGAGGTAGGCAAAACCATATGGATTGGCGAGACATTGTGGCTTCTGGTAGAAGATGAGCCCACTTACCGCATTGATGTAGAACGTTTCTACCAATATACAAAGTCATGGTTTGACTTGCTTATAGATGCAGTTAGGCGTGCCTAACTGCGGCCGGCCATTTTGGCCGGCTCATTTTTATATCTAGCCGGCCGCCCAACTCCACCTTCTCCCCCAGTATATCATACCACGCCCGAGCGCGCAAGTCAAGCAGGAAATTATTACAAAATTGTTAAATTTCTATTACATTTCTGTTACATTTCTGTTACGCTACCTGTAATATGTCAGAGCCTTATCCTATAAGCCTTTCCGGCCTGTCAAATATGTATACAGTATACACCCCTATATAAGCTGCATCTATAAGCTGGATAAGCTGCGCCGGCCCCTTATATTTCAAGGCTCCCACGAGCTGGAAGCTGGGTCTTATGCCGGCGAGCTGGATACTGTATACAAGCTGGACGAGCTGGGTTTGTATCCTGTATACAGCGGTAAGCTGCGCGCTAGGAAGCTGCGTTATCGCCCCGAGATTTTAATCGAGAATTTTTGGATTGAATAAATATTCGGAAGCTGCTTCCGGAAAATTAACCATACCAATTTTTGGCTTGCGACAAGCTGCGCTATTCGGCCCACAATCGGAAGCATCGCGAGCTGGCGCAAGCCGTTTCTCCGTCATCGTGGAAAATCGGGAATCCGCTCCAGAAAACCCAAAAAATTTTTTTAAAAAATTTTTTTCAAATACTTGACAAGCTGCAAAATTTCGTGTATAATATTAATGTAAGGAGGAGAGAGAGATGAGACGAGCCTACGTTGTGGTTGGCCTTAATCCAGAAACCAACGAGCTGGAACAAATGTTTGGCGCCTGTCATACGATGAACCGCGCCGAGGAAATATGTTTGGAAGCTGAAACTGAAAATCCTGAGCTGATTTTCTGCTGGTATGAAGTAGTAGAGGAGGATGATTGATATGGAAACTCGCACCTATTATTTCCCGTCTAACCGCATTGGCCGCTACATTCTCAATTATCTGATTGATCGCGTCGGTTGCTCCATCGGCGATATCCACAAGGTCGCCGATACTATCGCTGTCCCGATTACCGTACAGAAGAAGGACGTAGTTAAGGTTGAACGCATCCTTCAAATGTATGATTTAATCTAACTAATATTTGACTTTCAGTCAAATTTAGAGTATAATAAAGATGTTCCAAGAGAACAAAAGAAAAATTTTGACAGTTAGCGGTCTGTCGTAAATTACAAAACCGTGTGTAAAAGGAGGAAATATGACGAATTCTGAAATCCTATCCACCATTCTTGCGATGCCCGGTGCCTAGATGTGCCGCGTCAACAAGACCAATTTTGTTGCCATCCCCACTGAAGATGGCTATGCCAAGGTTGCTATTGGTACTGCCCTGGCAAAAGACACCAAGGCCCACAAGGCGTTCAACTTTGACGCCGCTACCGCCGAATATAAGGCTTGGGAAGCTGAAGCTGCTCTCCGTGTCGCCGAGCGTGCGAACAAGCCCGTAAAGGTAAAGGGTCCCAATCCTGAAGCTGAAGCTCGCCGTCAGGCACTCGATGCTCAGGTTGCTAGTCTACCTTCCTTCACTGACTATACCGCCACTGACATTCTAAATGCGCTGGCTGGTAAGGTCGCAGAGAACGTAACCGTTATGGCAGTTGGTTCCAGCGCGCAGCGTCTAGTTGAGCAGGGTCTACTCACTATGACTCTGGATGAGAAGAAAAAGAAGCACTATACCAAGGGTTAATTAGAAGCGGCTATGCCGCTTCTTTTTTTATACAACAAAATTGTATACAGGATACAATTATATTAAATTAAATTTTTAAATAAAAATTTTTTATTTAAATTTAAAAAAATTTTTTTTAAAAAATATTTGACAAAAAATAAATTTTCTGATATAATATTTATAGAAAGGGGAGAGGAAGAATGAAGTATTGGGCGCTGGATTATGTTAATGGTAGAGATGGTGAATGTGAGCTGGTATATAATGATCAGCTTTACGCAACTGAGGCAGATGCTGCGGCCGCGCGTGAAGCCACTAAATGTCCTGACCTTTTTGATATTACATGGTACACCACAGCAGACCTGAGAGATACAGTATATTGTCTCGAAGCTGGCGAAGTTCTAGAAATTGATAAAGACCTTAAAGTACATATAATTCAGATGTAAGGCAGCGCAAGCTGCCTTATTTTTTATTAAAATTGTATACAAGATACACAAGCTGCACAGCCGGGATTGTATACAGTATACATATACGACTGCGCGCAAGCTGGATACAAAATACAGACGAATTTCAATTTCATTTTCAATCGCTGCAATTTCATTTTCATCTATAATCTACTAGCCCGAAACCCCTCCCGCAATTTCATTTCCTATAATTCTCCCCCATTTCAGACGCATTTGATAATTTTTTCAGCCTAATACCTACCCGGGTATTAGCTGCATCGGGCGCAAAAGCCGAACTCTATCTATAATCCGATGAATAAGCCGATGTATCGGTATTGTGCGCAAAGGGATTTTTCGTGCAATCCCCCTTATCAGACGCATTTGTTATATATATATCAAATGCGCTTGAAACGGGGTACTAAAAATTTTTGTAATCGAATTTCATATTGCGCAGCTACGTTGCTATCTATTAAAATAAGCTGTATAAAATATCCTGTAAGTGGATTATCCGCAATATGAAAATTCGTCGTAGCTCCCTTATCGGGCGCATTTGTTATATATATATCAAACGCGTTCAAAAAGGGGGACAAACATTATTTTTAATGATTTTTTTGAATAAGTTAAATATTTGACAAGTTATAATCCTATGTGATAAAATAGAAAAAAAGAGAAATTCATTAAGGAAAATACTTGACAAGCCGTAGAAATTGGCGCACGCCCATAAAATAGCCTCCAATTTTATTTTGATGGCACAAAATTATCCCCAGTATACTATATACCCCTCCCATCTTTAACCCCTACATTTTAATTTTATTTTCATTCCTATCTTTTTTCTATAGTTAGAAGTATAAGGTATGAAATCCCTTTACTACGAAATACCATCTTAGTACACCGAAGGAGGTGGAATTAATGGATGTTATAAAAGCATTACAATATTTTACATCTGAAGATGGGCCGCATATTCCTATTAAAACTATTAGTATATATTGTGGTATAAATTATAATACAATGAAGGATTATATTAGAGAACGGTATAAACCACCAGAACATACACGTAAGCAAATAGAATAGGGACTTACAGAAATGATATAGGAGATGCATACTGAATGGCCTATATAATTGATACGTATAATAAATGGGATAAATGGGATCGTACCCATTCTGTTTATAAATTTACAATTAATGATAATTGGTATGCAATTAAGGAAGTTGAGCTAGAATGGGGTAAACCCATTTTGCCGCTATCCGTTGAAAGAGACACATACACTGACTCATATTTTATTTTCGACTCATAGGAAAGCGCTATGGACTTTGTACGTAAGATGAAATCCCTTAACAGATAACTCGAGAGAGCCGGAGCCGAAGGCGACGGCTCGAACGAAACGAAATTTGAGGGACGGACCCGCGCACGCGGGGCCGTGCCGAATAATTTCGTAACCCCTGTTTTATTTGTAAAGTTTCGGACTATAGGAAGAAGTAAGGCGGTTGCGCCCGATACCGCTAATTTCATTTTCATTTAAAATTATGCGGCCGAACCCGCATATCAACCTTCCAAGTCCCGAAACTTTCTATCTTTCAACTTTCGTACATGGACTGGGCGCACCTTCAAATTTTCATACACTATATCTATGGCAACTAAATTTTTTGTTACCATATATATTGTAGTTTCATTTTCATTCTCCATAATGGTATCGCTACAGTGATACTTTTGCGGCAATCCCACAACTAAATATTTGACACCTATAAAAAATTATGGTATATTTTTATTATAAAGAAATATACCTTATTTTTGTATGGAGGTATGCCTATGACATTCTTGACTAACGAGCAACAGAAACATTATGAAGTGACACGTAAGCAACTCATTGAAGTAATCGCGCAATTTCATTTTCAAACGCAACAGACTGAGTTACGAAAGATAATAGAGCAAGCGCTAGCAAAACCATCCCCTCCATATCAACTCACTCCGAGAGGATGCGGGCTATTGGAGGATAGATTATGCGAGAACACGAACAAGTAAAAGAGTTTGCCGTTGAAGATATTATTCGCTTGGTAAGAGAAACCGATTTATCGGATTTAAATACATTCCTAGTGCTAAATGGCGGCACTGGCGTTGGTAAAACTACCGCTATTATGAATAATGTTTTGGAAGAATTGGACCATAAGTTTGGACATCTTCAAACAATGTTAGTAGTGGAAAGCCGCAGTATTACAGTTGACCAGCTGCGCCATAAGTATGGCGAAGCAGACGTATGCCAGCGCCTAGGCTTTGCAAATATGATACGCAAAGGCACAATCGACTACGATTGGGTAGTTATTGATGAATGTCATGGCCTCTTTAGCGAAGCCTCTTTCGCTGAAGACACAACAATCATTGGAGATTGGATTAAGAACTCGCGCGGCAATACTCATATCATTTTCATTACTGCCAATGATGAATATTTTGAAGAGCTATCGACGCAATTCTTTTCCGAAGAGTGTAATTTCATTTATTTGTTTCCTGATTTCACTAAATATGTAAGCAATACATATGTAAAGGAAATACAATTTATAAAAACCCGAAACACCAATATGACACTCGATTACTTTTTGGCGCAACAAGAAGGCAAGCGCGGAATTGTATTCCTTAAAAGCGCGAGTAAAGTTAAAGATTGGTACTTCAAGCTACTTGACCAGAAAAAAGGTGTTGCAATGCTCGTTTCTCGCGCAAATCAAACCTCACTTTCCCTTGATATAACACAAGCGAAAACAGCCGCACAAAACCTTATGCTTGAATTAAGCGATGGCCATAGCGGCCTTACCCTTGCTGACCTCCAAGATATGGCTGATAAACAACGTGTTGCAGATGGCAAGGAATCGTTGTTTGAGGCGCTACGTAACGAGCATTTACCAGACGATATTTCAATTTTAATTGTAACTGACACACTTCAAGAAGGTATGTCTCTTACCTTTCCCAAAATTGATTATATGATTATTGATGGATATGGGGAAGTGGAGATTAGACAGAAAGTTGGGCGCTTTCGCGGCAACCTCGACCAGCTTTTCATTATATTCAATCCCTCAAATGCTCGCCGCGACTTCCAAATCCAATCAGATATGTTCGCGCATTTCCGCCAGCTACAAGCCGAAGGCAATCAAGTTGAATTGGCAAAACAATATGGCATTTTAAAGGGTGCTCAATTTAAGATTCGATATATAAACGAGCGCAAGCACGATGATGGCTCCAAATCCTACGAAGTAAACGAGCAAGCCTATCTCCATCTCATCAAAGACCATAAGGATTATTTGCACTTAATGGGTAATACGGAAGAGGCCGTGCGCGAAATGTATTCATACTTGGGCGCAGTTCCTAAACTCATAGACCCCAACTTAATTCGAATTTCAAATCAAAAGGAATTGATTGTGGAGATTGCAGAACGCTGGCGTGGTATTCCCTTAAAGGGCCCCGCCCAAGAAGCACTCCTACAAGATTTTGCCGCAATGGGCATCAAGGATAAATCGCGCCACTCTATTAATTCATTGCGCGGATGCACTACGCTATTCACAGACGCAGGAATTACCGTTGCTGAAAAACAAGCAACATTAAAAGACTTAGAGCAATGGCCGCAATACCTTACTAAAGTGCGTGAAAAATTCCGAGTTATTACTTGACTTTTTACTTAATTTAAATTATAATATAAGTAAGAAATAGGGAGGAATTTGATTTATGAATAAATATTCTGTATGGTACATGCCCTATAATAAGCGCTATCTTATAACTCACCCTTGGAAATGGTTCGGTTGCGCCTGGCGCAATATCAGAGATGCATGGCGCCGCTCTGTATATGGATGGACTTATGGAGATGTCTGGGATTGGTATAATTGGTTTCTTCATACTACGCCAGATATGCTGCGTTATATGGCAGACCACGGCATGGCTTTTCCTGGCCATGAACCATTTGATACTCCAGAGAAATGGCATGATTGGCTTCATGAAATGGCCGACTTGCTTGACACTGGGCGCGAAGATTGGCAGGAAGAACATAACGAATACTATGAAGAATATATGAGCAAGTTAGTGGATAAATGGCAACCGTGGGAACCTGATGAAAATGGTATGTATCATACGCCCGCACCAAAGCGTACAGAGCTTGATGATAAATACTTTGCTCGCATGGCAGAGCTTGATAAACAGGGCGAAGCAAATGTACGTCGTGCAATGGCTCTACTTGGAGAGCATCTCTATTCTATATGGGATTAAGGTGATTCAATGACTAGCAAAATAATTGAAAAGCATAATGATTATTACTGCTCCAATTGCATGATGCGGCAATAGCGCGTTCGTGCAAGTTGTTGGTGGTGTGGCAATTTATTTTCTAACTATGAAGAAATACTTATTAAAGATTATAATGAGCGTGTTAAAAATCTAGCGGATGGAGGAATAAAAGATGAAGATAACCTTTATGGAAGAGATTGAAGCACGGCGTGCCTGGCGTGAATGCATGGCTTGCCCGCGATGTGATGAACTTAAATTTAATATTCATCATCAAACATCTCCACAAACTTATAATGATTGGTGGGTAAGCTGTCCTAATTGTGATTTTACAGCTGATGCCGCGCCAACTCGTAAACTTGCTTTGCAGAACTGGAAAAATACGGGTAGGTGGAAGTAATGTTGACTGCGCGTGAAGCTGCTGCGATAGCTTATCTTTTAACTCCATAGGATTTCTCTTTACATAAACACATTGAGGTTAGAATTTGGGATAGTATTTAGCATGGAGGAAAGCATATTATTTATGCTGGAGAAATCACTACAAATGTAATTGATGCATTACGTGCATTAGGGTATACAGTAACTATTCTTTAGTATGAAGGACAAGATACAATGTTAAGAATTAGTTGGGAGGATATTAAATAATGCCAAAAACACTAGAAGAACTTGCTCAAATGATTGCTGACCGGGATGGTATTAGTTATAATGAAGGGCTTGCCGCTGTGCGCGATTGTGCCGCAGAACTGGAATATGCCTTTTATAATGGCTCTTTGGATGAAGCAGAAGATATTTTGAGAACTTCACTTGGTTTGGAATTGGATTATTTAGATTTATTCATCTTTTAATACTTGACAAATTAAAATTGAATATGATATAATATAATTAGAAAGTGTATATTGAATAATATACACTTATTTTATTATAAGGAGGGATGACTTATCGCACAGTTAAAGGATAGCGTAGTATAGGGTAGTTTACGCATCACAGACACGGTTTATACAACAGATTTAAATTTAAGTAGTTCAACCGCGTCATAGATAGTTAAAACAGATACAAATAAAAATTTAATTACTGGAGCGCTTGTGGCATCAGAAATACCGACTCTAAGTATTACAGATAAAACAAGTGGGACATTAACAGTAGCACGCGGTGGTACTGGTGCGGAGTCATTTACAGCTAATAGTGTTATTATGTCTGGTAGTAGTACTACTGGCGCTTTCACTACACGAGCGATTACAAATAATACATCTGCAACCGCAGTTACTGCTTCAACTAATTTAATTACTGCTAATACGTTATATTATCATAAAGGTAATTCGAATATTACTACTGTTGGAACAATTACAAGTGGTACATGGCAAGGAACTAAAATTGGCGCATCATATTTACCCACTGCTTCAACTACTGCGGCAGGTATTATTCAAATTGGAACTGGTTCTGGCAATGCTATGGCTGGCAATACTACAGTTACAAATGTAGCATTCACAGCCGCGACAGATAATGCAGAATATCCAATTTTAATTAAAAATAGTACTGGTTCTACAACAACCGCAGCGAGCGCTAAATTCGCTAATACTACTAATAAATTAACAACCATAAATCCAAGTACTGGTACTATTACTGCTCCGGCATTTAAAGGAGCATTAACAGGCAATGTTACTGGTAATGTTAGCGGAACTGCTTCTAATGTAACTGGCACTGTTGCAATAGCGAATGGTGGCACTGGTACTGCAACTACTGATGCCCACGAAGTTTTAATTGGTCCTTCTTCTGGTAGTGCAGCCGCACCAAGTTGGCGCATATTAGCCGCCGCGGATTTACCTACTGCAACTACTAGTGCATTAGGTATAATGAAGGTTGGAACAGGATTAGGTGTTAGTAGTGGCGTAGTAAGTGTATCTTATGGAACCACATCAAATACAGCTTTACAAGGTAATCAACCTTTACTTAATTTAAATGGTTCTGCTGCGACAGCAGCATCGCCAGCAACATTCTATGCGCCAACAGCAGCGGGTACATCAGGACAAGTTCTAGTATCTAGTGGCACTGGAGCTCCTGTTTGGACAGATAATACTGGCGGAGGAAAGATTTTTATATTAGAAGCAAAATCTATTTTAGGAGAAGGTGATTCTTAGACTTGGAGTGATTCTCGTATTACTACAGACTGTTATTTATTAAGATGGAATTTTTCGGCTTCTCCAGAAAACAATCCCCCGGTAATGTTAAGTTGGGCTACAACTACTGGGCAGCTTACTGTTACTAATAATGGTGGGACGACTGATGAAACTATTATGCCTATCTTATGTATACCTGAATAATGGAGGGATTTTATGAACAACGTTTATTTTCTACATCAAATATATCATGATAAATCTAATAATACTTGGAACAAGGGCATCGTTATAAAAGATGCGGCCGATACTAATAACTGGGACGCAGTGCGCTAGGGCTATTATTCCTACCTAGGCGCCTATGGCTATGGAAAAAATCCAAATATTGATTTTGTATAGTGTGAAATAACAGACTTAAATGGCATAAGATTAGCTTTTGCAACTTGGCGCGATGATATTGTCGAAGAAGTAATACCGGATGAACCGGGAGAAAGTGATGAATAATGGCAAGTGGATATAGTACATCAGGATATTTTCCTACAGTAGTATATACAGGAACTATTTCTTCAATTGCAACTCACGCTAGTAAAGGTGGGACAATTACAAGTTCTAAAGTCTCTATTTCAGGAGATACTGCAGTAGCATGGAGTAATGTAAGCGATATTCTTGCTAATTATGTCGTAGTTACGAGAAATGTTAATTCTGGGAATTAGCACTGTCTTATCAGTGGTTTTAGCCCTAGTCGTGATAGCGGCTATATCCTTTCTGTATGGAACTAGGATGACAGTACGATGTCTCCCAGCTATACAATTGCAGGACTACTAATTCCAAAAGACTTATGTACAGAATTAACTTGAGGTGATTTTATGGCAAGTGGATGCGTTAAACCTCGTTTTTTATATAAACAATTTACGTATAGCGGCGGCAGCTTAGCCAGTGGTAGCAGTAGAACAATTACTGCTACTAACTTTAACTATGCTGTACCAGATGGATATGTTGCTGTAGGAGTTATGGATGCACGCTCTGGTCATAATAGTTTAACTCTTCGCGCGGTTGATTTAAGGTCATCCAATATGATGATGGTATATAATTATTCTGGTAGTAGTGTATCAAGCCATACAGCCGCCATCAAAGTATTATTTACTTTAGATACGAATGAAACTACAGTTTAAGGGTGATTATCATGGCAAGTGGAACAGATGGATTATTTCCTTTTAAATACAAAACTGCTACTCATGCATATTCTTTGGGTCAATGGTCTGCTGGCGTGCAAAGTAGAACAAATTTTGGCATTACTAATCCCACTACTCCTACTAACTATTTAGCATTTTCTCTAATGGGCTTTAATACTGGTAATAATAGTAGTATGGTTTCTTATGTTACACCAGCCAATAGCAATGTTTTAAGATTATATAACAGGGCTTCTAGTACTATTAGTCCTACTGCGACATTAAGGTTAATGTTTGTCCCATCTTCACTAATTGTTGGTTAAGGGAGTTGATGTATATGACCTTATTAGAAAAATTTTTATAGAAAATTCAAGTCATTAAAGTACTTAAACCTAAATATAGATAGCCCGGTGATGGCTCAGATGGTACTTGTGATTGCGTCGGTTTAATTATCGGCGCATTTCGTCGTGCTGGGATAAAATGGTCTGGTATTCATGGTAGCAATTGGTTCGCGCGCAAAGAAACTACTGGCTTAAAACGTATTGAAAGTCAATCTGAACTTAAACTTGGTGACGTTGTATATCAAGCCTACGAACCTGGCGAAAAAGGTTATGCACTCCCAGGCAGATATAGAAAGGGCGGGAAATATTATAATGGCGATGTGCGCGATTACATGCATATTGGAGTTGTAACAAGTGTAAATCCATTTAATATTACTCATATGGGTTTACCTACTGTTAAAGTAGATAAATCCATAGGAAGATATTGGAAGTATAAGGGATGGCTTACCAAACTTGGAAAAGAGCCATCTGAAGAATTGCCGCCACAAACACCAGTAGCACAATGTAAGGCGCGAGTAACCGCAAAATCTGGTAGATATGTTAAAATGCGTAAAGAACCTTCTACTAAATGTAGGTTATATGAAGAGATACCAATTGGCGCGATAATTACCATTGAAGAGCCAGGTGACGAATGGGCAAAAGTTAGCTATGGTAGATATACAAATTATTACATGATGGCGCAATTTTTAGAAATTATATAATGGAGGTAATCTATTATGGAAGATAAATTCTTTTTACATCGTATTCGTAAGGATGGCGGCAATTATACCACAGGTATTGAAGTTCATAATTCATTAGATGCCGCGATTCAATCTTTTCATTCACAAATGAAAATGGCTTATAACAATCCATCATATCCAAATACTACTTATGTCTCTTGTATGGTAACTGATGAAGGGGATAAGGTAGTATAGGGATATAATGAAACTTGGAATAAAGAAAATGTAAATGATTTTTTTGTTCATTATATTCGTCATGATGGAGAAACTTATACAAAAGGAATTGATGTGCAGTCTGATTTTGGCGCGGCCTGCCGTGCCTATCATACTTATATGGAATTTGGATATGGTAATTCAAAGTTTCCAAATATTTCATTTGTAGCTAGTAAAATTACTAGTAACAGCGGCTTAGTGCATAAAAGCGAAGCGTGGACTAGGTAGGAATAATAAAATTTGGCGGCAGAAATGCCGCCTTATTTTTTGTTTGACTTTTTTCAAAAATTATAATATAATGTATGTAGAAGAGAGGAGAAGATTATGTGTTTATTTAGAAAAAAGTGTCGGCATCATTGGATTGTCCTATACAGAGGACAACTTCAAGTACTACGAAGGTGCGTCAGATGCGGAGAGGAGCGATGGTTTAAGATATGACGGATGATAGAATTATAGATATATTGATATTATTTCTTATTGCAGCGGTTATTATACTAAAATGTATTGGCGTAATTAAGATAGCTTGGATATGGTTTCTAAGTCCAATTTGGATATCATTGGGTTTGGGTTTTATATTGTTAGTAATCTTATTAATCATATTATTAGTAAGTTATCTTACTAAATAAGGAGTATCAAATGGGACTGTTTCGGCAGAAAAAGCAAAAAGAAGAAGAAGTACCTATAATAGAAAATAAAACATCTTGTGAAATATTTGGCCATTTATGGCAAGACTTTCCATGGATTATAGAAGATGAATATGACGGGAATCGTTCCCATATTCGAATATCTGAAATATATGTATGTCATATTTGCGGTGAAGAAAAGAAAGTAGTACTATTTAATGAATTTGAAAAGCTTTCACGCAAGGCGCACGATGAAAAAGTTAATACTTTAAAAACACAATTTAAAACTCATATTAAGCCTATGCCAATTGTTTATGATATGATAAATGATATGAAGCTTCTTGATAAAGAACGCCTCGCGGCGTGGAATCAACTTCATAATCCCGCTGCTGAAAAACCTCCTTTTTAGTTAAAAGTTGGGAAAGAAATATTTGACATAAAATAAAATTTATATTATAATATTAGTATAGAAAGGAGATAATATGAGAAAGATTAAAATTAGATGGCGTTGTGATGAAACAGCGGAAGTTTATGAGCAGGTATTTGAAGTAGACGAAGATTGTACCGAATACGATATTGATGATTTGGTATATGATGAAGTAATGGAGCATATTTCTTGGGGTTGGGAGGAAGTAAAGAATGACAACGATTGTAAGATTTAATGAAGATGATTTGCGTAAGCTCGTTGCGCGCGAACTTCAAGTGCCCGAAGAAATTCTTACTTCAGTTTATACTGAAGAAATGTGTGGTTATGGCCCAGGAGAACACACTACACCAATATTTTATATTGAATATGAAAAAAGGGAGAATAAAAATGAACGGAATTAAAATGTCTGATTGCAAGTTTTATGTTAATGAGCAGGCCAGAACAGTTGTTTGTGCCATTCCTAATACTCAGGGTATGTTGCGCGATTTTATTTATCAGCATTTTCAGTTTAAAGACATAGATATTTGGGAAGCTACGAACTGGAGTATGATGGATAAAATTACAATGCCATATTCATTTATGGGCAAAGCAGTTTGTGCGCCGGAAGATGAGTGGAATGAAGAAGTTGGACGTATGATAGCGTTTGCGCGCGCGAAAGACAAGTGTTATAAGAGTTTCTTTAGGCGCGCGAATATGCTTATTCAGGCTATTGACAAGCGGCTTAACGATATGATTACAACATTTAATGATTTTGGAATGCGGCTAGAAGCAAAGCATGAAGCTTTGCAGACTCAAATCAACGAAAAAATTGGTAAAGAAGAATAAAAAAAGAGGGAGGCACTTAAAGTGCCTCCCCAATTTCTTTTAATGCAAGTTCTACTCTAACTTTAATTTCTTCCATAACTTTTCTATAATAATCTTCACCTTCGGGTGTCAATTGTATTTGCTTTAAAGTTGTATAAGGATAATAGAAACTAAGTATTTCCCTATACCCCACTCCATGCTCTCCAGCATATTTTGCACCAGCTTGACTAAGACCAATACCATGTCCATTTCGTGCGACTTTGGACGCTTGTGTCCATTCATCTTTGCGCGCGACTAGATATGGTTTCTTTTGGTTCCATACTTCTTCGCAGGCATAGGTTCTGCCGCCATTAGAATGAGAGAAATAGGTTGTACAATAGCGGCCACCATACATCAATACTTGGCCTTCAGTTTCTTTCGTGGCCTAATTACATACATCGTAATAATCTCTTGCGGCGATATATGCTTGTGCTTTTCCTGCATCATCACTAATAGGCTTACCATCTAATACTCCACGAGAACAAGCAAAGGTGCGACAAGCAACTGCTTGCGCTTTACACGCCTCTAATGAAGCTTTACCAATTTCAGATGCGACAACACACCTTACATAATCTTCTAATTCTACTTCAACAATAGTACCACTCGCGCATTTAAAATATTTCATATTGCTTGGAGTGGTGACTTTGACCTTGATTTTCATACAAATCACCTCAAAGTTTAAGTATTTGACAAATATAAAAATTATGATATAATTTTATTATAGAAGGAGGATTTTATGAAGGAAAGATACTTTAAGTTTGCGCGAGAAGCCTCGATGAATGCGACTTATACTGGCTCTCATAGGTTCTCACCAATGATAGGTGGAGTCGCAGAATACAAAGGCTCAATTATAGCAAGCGCGTGGAATACCAATAAGACCTCTCCATTACAAGCAAAATATAATGTATATCGTTTCAATGCAGACACTCCGAATAAAATGCATTGTGAAACAAGTCTTATTCAGAAGATTCGTTGGAAGTTCGGGGATAGCTTAGACTGGACGAAAGTTCATGTATACCTCTATAGGGAATATAAAGATGGCAGACTTGGACCTTCACGCCCTTGTTCCTCTTGTATGGCACTTTTGCGCGAACTCGGAATTAAAAAAATCTATTATACTACCGAAGATGGATATGTGGAGGAAAAGTTTAAATGAAAATACCCAATGATAAACTATATGAAGTAGAAGGACAAGAGGAATCTAACAATAATCAAATTATCATAGAACATATAACGTTTCTTACTTGGGCTACAAATATTAAAGAAGCGTGTGAATTTGCAGAAAATTATTTTGGTCTTGGGCCACGACTAGTCATAACTAAATGTAAACAAGTCAATTAAATAATTGCGGCGAAAGCCGTAATTTTTTTATTTAAAGAAAACTAAAACAATTATTATCTTACTCTCGTAATACAAAATAGTTAGAAAGAAGTTTATACTTCTTAATCTAAAATTTGAGAAAAAGGAGGTAAAAACGCATGGCTGAATATAACCAACATGTTTGGGAAGCAGGAGAAGCGATAACTCCAGAAAAAGTTAATAATATGGAGCGAGGAATTGCTGGAGCATATCGTCTAGCGAATGATGCTACCACTGCTGCAGAAGGATTAAATTCACGAATTAATACATTATCTAATGATATACAAAATACTAATGATAAAATTGGCGGAGAATATGATGCTTCTAATACTGTTGCAAACAATATCAGGCAAATAGTAGATAGTATAAGCCAAATTACTGTATCATAGGAACATGGTGAATTAGCATGGGCAGAGTTAGTTGACGCGGGCGTGGCATATGATACTAGCACGCAAAGAGTTACTCGAAAGCTAAAAGAAATATTTTAGGATTACGCTAAAGTTGTAGATTTAAACTCTGCAGTGGATGATATACTACAAAGATTCTAGCAAGCATATACTACTCCATCACCGAATGATACGGTATTAGTTAATGGCGCAACACAACGAGTTTCTTCTTTAGCGCAACGTATTTAGCATATCTATAATACAATTACTGCCGTAGATAATAAATTTGGTAGCGATTTTACAAGTGATGCTACAGTTTCTGCTAGAGTGCAAGAACTCAATGACTAGTTATAGCTTTTAAGTGACAGTTTAGGCAGCATTTCCGGTGTTAATTTAAGTGAGCGCATTAGTGCTTTAGACGGCGGTAATATTACTTCTAGAGATGACTTACCAACTAGAAACATTAAGTCATTAATTACAGAAATTAATGCAGCGCATGAGTCTACTGCTTTTACTAGCGGTGGCGCTGCGGCTACATATGATAACTTAGATGCACGTTTTGAAGACGATGAAACTCGTATCTTAGGTATTAATTCAGAAATTAACGCCGCTCATAAAAACTATGCTTCAACTTTAGAAGAACGCTTTAAGGCGATTGACGGAGATAGCAAGCCTTCTCGTACATTACCAAATGTTATTGCGGAATTAGAAACTGCACGTAATGGGGCAGATAATCTAAATACTCGTTTGAATGCCTTAGATAATACACAGGCAAATGATAGTTTAATTAGCCGCGTTTCTACATTAGAAACTGGAAAAATTGATAAAACGAATATTGAAAATGGACTAACTGTTCAGCCTGAAGTTTCAGGTAAAGTATTAGATGCCCGTCAAGGTAAAGTTTTAAAAGAGTTAATTGATGGTGTAAATACTGACTTAGGCGGCCGTATAACCGCAACAGAAAATGCATTAACTACTTTAAATGGTGGAGCTTCTACTGAAGGTTCTGTATTAAATACAGTTAATACTCGAATTGCAGAAGTGGTAGCTGATGCGCCAGCGGCTTTTGACACATTAAAAGAAATTGCGGATTGGATTGGTGACCATAACAGTGATGCATTAGAAATGCAGCAGAATATTATTACCTTGCAAAACACTGTAAATGACCCTAATTCTGGACTTGCTGCGACAAAAGCTATCGCTGATGCAGCCGCGGTAAAAACAGAAGTTGATGCTTCTTTAAATGGTTTAGATGCTCGTTTAGACGCAATTGATGGCGGTGAAACATTAACTGGTGCATCTACATTAGCAGAGCGAGTGGGCGCAGCGGAAACGGCTATTACAAATCTATAGAAAGAACCCAAGTCTGCGACAAAAATCGTTGCAGTTTTACCCGCTACCGGTGATTCTAGTAAAGATTATTTAGTCGGACCAAATGAAGAAGGCCAGTATTTTTATTACAAATGGATTAATAACGATTGGCATTTAATTAGCGGCGGAAATAATGGAGAGGCCGGAAACAGCAACTCCGAAGTATATGCTGATTATACCGCATTTTAGAGTGCAGATCCAGAGGAAAATAAAGACTATTATGTTTTTAATACACAAGATAATATTTATCATCATTATAGATATATTCCTACAGGGAATCCACAAGAGCCATTTGAACTAATTAAAATTGGGCAAACCATTAGTACCGATAACATTAAACGGTATAATCTAACATCTTCTGTAGAAGGAGAAAATGATAATCAAAAAAATTATCTTGATTTATATGAGTTTGATTATGGTACTGATAATACTGAATTCTCTGAAGGCAGACGTGTTGCTCATATTAAATTAGTAGGCGGCAGCGGTGGTGGTACTATTTCTAGCCGTAAATTTACTAGAATTACAGCAAAATCTATCAATATTGCAAAAGGTTCTAGCGATCCTCTACCACTAAGATTCTTCTATACAACAGGAATTGCAAATGAAAGTGATAATTATACTTTAACTCAATCTAGCCGTTCTATTGCAGAGCATGTCATAGATGAAGGAACACTTAATAGCGGCAATCCCGCTGATGCATCTACCACTTGGCCTGATACAGTAACTACAGGATTCTATGGGTTAGATATTTCTTAGTATTGCAAAAATGCAGATGCGGAAGTATAGACATTTATATTAAAAGCATACGACCCAGATAATCCAGATATCTATACAACAATCAGTTGGAATGTTAATATTATTAATTTAAGTATTGGTTCTAACTTTACTTAGAGTTCTGTTTCAGCATTAAATCAAACAGTACGTTTTTCTTATATTCCTACAGGAAATGTTGAAAAGACTGCTGTATTTGAATTAGATAATACAGTAATAGGCTCTGTATCTTTAAGCGCGAGAACTATTAGTGAACAGACTTATGATATTAGTATGCCAACAACCGGAGAGGGAGTCTATCAATTAAAAGCTTATTTAACCGCAACTCTTAGCGGGACTACTATTACTAGTGACCCCGTATATCGCGATTTAATTTGGCGTGATAGCTCTAGTACTAATATTATTCTAGGTTCGCCGTACAGAGGCAGAAATATTCCAGTGACCCAATATGACACAATATCAATTCCATATAGTGTTTCTGGTAATTTAAGCTCCTATCACGTATAGCTCTTTGTAGATAATATGGATACTCCTATTAATGAAACTACTTTAATGAACAGTAATGGTGGAACTTGGAGTTATAAGCCATTAGTCGTTGGAAATCATCCAGTAAAGATTCAGGTAGAGGATGTATCTCTAACCTTTACTCTAGTAGTATCAGAAATTAATGTTGACATTAAGCCTGTAGAAACTGATTTAGTTTTAGATTTTAATCCACAAGGATTGAATAATAATTCTAATGCAGCTCGCAATTGGACTAATGGCACCTATCATTTAACTACTTCTGATAATTTCGACTGGTATAATGGTGGTTATGGTCAAGATGCAGATGGTGAATACTTCCTAGTTAAGTCTGGTACTCGCGCGTATATTGACTATAAAATGTTTAAAGCGGGAACAGAATCTACAACTGACGGAAATACTACTATTACAACTACTACTAGTTCAGTCTATAGCACTGGTCAAGAAATGAAAGTTATTTTCAAAACTAGCGCAGTACGTTCTATTGACGCAGTATGGTTTAGTAATACAGGCCGTTATGATACTAGCGTAGATAAAGAAGTAGGAATACAGTTAAGTACTCACTCCGGATGGTTAAAGACAGATAATGCAGGCGTAGTTGTGGATGATAATGAAGCAATTACTAATACATACTTGTATTTCCCCTATTCTGAAGATGATAGAATTGAATTAGACATAAATATCAACAAAGAAGACCAAGCTACAAAGAGCGGCAGCTTTATTATGTCTTATGAAGATGGTGTACCAAGTAAAGCGTACGCTTATACTCATGGACAAAAACTATATCATGCTGAAAATAATGAAGCAATTATTACAATTGGTTCTGATGATTGTGATACATATATTTATAGATTGCGCGTTTATAATAATGAGTTAAGTGCCGCCCAAGTATTACGTAACTTTATTGCTGATGGTAAAGATATAGATGAATGTATTGCTCGGTATGACCGCAACTGTATTTATTATGATTCTACTAATCAAGAATACAGTCCTTATGCTGATGATAATTTTGTATTAGACCCTGAAGCACTGGCCTCTCGTATTCCAGATGTTAAGGTGCTAATGTTAGATGCTCCAACATTTACATTAAATAAAAAGAGCTTCATTCAAGATTCTTCATTAAGATGCATTCATGCCGCAGGCGGTAAAGTATATCCAAGCCGCGGCGCGGCAGATAACTGGAAATTTGAACATGGTTATCATGCTGGTCAGGGCACTACCTCTGATAAATACGGTGATGCAGGACGTAACTTAGACTTTATCTTTAACTGTGATGGAACACATAAACCTACAGATAAAGTTAAGCCAATTGCTGGATATGTATCATAGGTAACTACTGGTTATGGTACTCCCGATGCTCAGGTTTCTACAGTTACCGGATGGATGGAAGACGGCGGAAAAGTCTCACTAACAAAGACTTCTGTACCTAATAACTTCTTTAACTTTAAAGTAAATATTGCGTCTTCTGAAAATGTCAATAATGCGCTATTACAGAAACGATATAACGATTTCTTACCTTATGTTTCTCCAGCAAGCGTTAATCAAAAGGCAAAACATACTGGCTATAGCGCTGACGTTGAAATTAAAAATGATATGGAATTTGTTCCTGCGGTATTATTTGTAAAAGAAAGTAATCCATCTATTGCTTCTCATAGTGAATTTAAAGACAATGATTGGCACTTCTATGCTTTAGGTAATTTAGGAGACTCTAAGAAAACTGACTATACCAGAGCATATGATCCAGATGATCCTTATGAATTTACTATTGAAATTTCTGATAATAATACCAATAACTCACAATTCCAGACTGGTGTATATAAACTAAATGGGCAAGAACAATTAGAGGAATTTACCGTTGATTAGGATATGAAAGATGGTGAGCCAATTCCAGGATCTTACACTGCACATGGTACTTCTGGCGCAATTGATCCATACAATTATGTATATCCAATTACTTCAGAGCAATGGAATGAATGGGATACAGAAAATAATAGATATAAGAATAAAGCTCACTGGTCATTAGTAAATGAGCCTTATGATGGCGACCATTCATTTGAAATGCGTTATGCTTATTTAGGCAACTACCGTGACGGCAAAATTGTAAACGGTGATACCAATACTGCTAATAGCATATTAGAGAAAAATAGTAAGATTTGGCAAGCTTTCTACAGCTGGGTAGTAACTGCTGATAATGAGACATTCGTTCGTGATCTAGATCAGTGGTGCGTTCGCAGCGCAGTAGAATTCTGGTATGCCTTTACTCACTATTATACAATGATGGATAGCCGCGCGAAAAACACTTTCTGGCATTTTGCTAAGACTGGTATTCATAGGGCAGTAATTAATCCTATTCCTGAAATGCTACATGTATATGATGAAGAAACCGAAGAAGGCTCTGGAATATTTGAAAGAACTAGTGATACAGTCATTGATCCTCAAAAGACATATTATACAGAATATGCATTTGATATGTGGGATTATGATAATGATACTGCCTTAGGTATTAATAATAATGGTGAGTTAATTTTCCCATATGGAAAAGAAGATAGCGACTTTACTGTTGATGGAGATCCTGCCTCTGGACGTGTATTTAACGGCGCGGGTTCTGTTTTCTGGCGTCGTCTGCGTGACTTATGCACACGTGAAATTAGTGATATATTTACTACTGTTAATGAACAGTTCTTTAGCGCCAATAGTCTAATTGAACAGTTTGACAAATTCCAAGAATGTTATCCTGAAGCCTTATGGCAAGTGGACATTCAGCGTAAATATATTCGTCCATTTACAGGTGAATCATTAGACAATTCCATTGAACGCACTAATACAGCTTTCTTAAAGAGTATGATGCAAGGCCGCAAGAAATATCAACGCCGTCAATGGATTAAAGATCAATATTATTATTTTGGTAGTAAATATAAGCTTAGTAATATTATGAATGACCGTTTCCTTATGGACTGCTATACTGGACCTGATGATGCATTAATTGCCGATTTAATCGCGCAAGGAAAAACTGAAGAAGCAAGTCAATATGTAGCATCTAATTGGAATATTACTATTACTCCATATTAGAATATGTATTTAAATGCAGACTTTGGTGAAACTAGTAGCACTCCTATTCGTGCAATTGCGGGTAAACCTTATGAATTTGTTGGTATATTCCCTTCAATGAGTAATAGCCGCATTTATATTTATGGCGCTTCTCGTTTACAGGCATTAGAAGGAAAAGCAAAGAGAGAAGACCCTGATGATCCAGAAAAGATTACTGGAGCAGAAGGCTTAGCTTCTTTATACATCGGACGTAATGAATTCTAGAGAACGGATAAATTACGTAAATTAAATCTAGGCTCTGATAAACCTACTTATCGTAATACAAACTTCGCTTCTCTGAATCTATCAGTTAATAGCCCAGTCTTAGAAGAATTGAATATAAAGAATTGTGGCAGTTTAACTGGTGAATAGAATTTGTCCGGATGTAATAATTTACGTATCTTAGAAGCAGAGGGCACAACCTTAACTAATATTATTTTACCATCTTCTTCTTAGATTACAACATTACATTTACCATCTACAATTACTAGCTTAACTCTACGTTCTGCGCGTTTGCTTAATGATTTATCTGTTAAGAATAAAGCAACGGGCTTACAAGACTATAGTAATATTCACGAGATGCTAATTGATAATAGCGATTATAGCGCTAATATTAATTGGTTAACTATTTCAAGTGGTATATTAGATAACTTAAATTATTTATACTTATTGAACTTAAATAATTCATCAGTAGTTAATATTAATGAATTAGAAGTCTTTAAAGAGAAACGTGATAGCTTATCTAACTCTAACTTGTTACAGTTAAGTGGTACAATTCATGTATTAGGAAATTGGAGTCAGGTTGAAAAAGATTCTTATGGCGGCTTACCAACCAGTATTTGGCCAGACTTAAATATTGACACTACCAGTGGAACTGAATAGATTAAATGTAAAGTTATTTACATGGAAAGTGAATATTAGGGTATACCCGCAAGAGAGATAGAAACTAGATATATCTCTTCAAATGGCACAGACGCTGAACGCGTAATTCCAGATATTTATCCTGGTTACGCAACAAACGGCTTCTACTCACGTCCTTCAAGTATCTCAACAGTATATCAATTTGGTAGTATTGTGCAAGATAGTTATGAGATGTACTCTGGCTGGTCATTATCTCAAGGAAGCAATGCTACTCCTCTAAGTGATACATATAGCGCGTTTAATCCTTATCGTGCTAACGCATTTGTATCTGAAATAACTCTATATACTTATTACAATACTACTCCTCATATTTATGCTGTAAAATGGTATTTAGATGATACAGTAGTAAAGACAGTAAACAATCAATCTTATGGAGATGGATATAATCTAGAAGCTCCAACCGCAAAAGAATTAAGAAGCGCCGGTTATGAAATCGCGAAAGTTGATTTCAATACCAATGGCACTGTTACTTATAGAATTTTTGATGGTTGGCAGAAACTTCCTACTAATATCGCTCCAAGTACTGAAGAAGCTTAGACAAGTATTTATAGAATTGATGCAAAGTGGCATGAAGCAACCGTACCTCTTACTGGTAGCAATGGATTATTTAGCAATGTAAGTTCACCTAGCTTAGAGCAATTATTCGTACTTTCTCGTATGGATACAAATTTACGCGCTACAGTGCCTGATAGCCAAAATATTGTACCTACTATGAAGTATGAATATAATATGGGTTTTGAAGGTACTAAAGATACAGGCATCAATATACTAAATACTACAAGTGCCCGTCGTTTCCCAGATAGCAATAATGTTTCTGGCGACCAAACCAATGGAATACAGCCATTCAGTACTAATGATGGCTTCACATTAGTATTAGATTATCAATTTGATAGCACACAGACTATTCGTGGTACTGCAAATGTATTAGTTGGATGCTATGGAAAGAATAGTGGTAATGTAACTGGTTTCGCTTTATATAACTATAGAAATACCAATAGCCTTACTAATGAAATCAGAATAGGTTATGGTGATATGTTTAATGATAGCAGCAAATCAGTAGTCCTACATAATCCAAATCAACGTAATATCGTTGTATTACGTCATCCAAAAGGCTCAGCTCAATTATGGATATATTCTAGTGCCGGCGCCGGTAATGTTACTAGCGCTTCACTTACAATTCCTACTCCAATTAATACTACAACATAGGTAACAACTGATGCGATAATTTGTCTCGGTAATTTACGTAGTGATTTAGCTTCAACAAGTGGTTACACTTGGGAAGCAAATAACTTAAGTAACGCACAAGGCACTATTTATTGGGCTAGATACTGGAATGAGGACTTAGGTGCGGGCGAATGTAAACAGCTTGCCGCATGGCCGCATGAACGCATGACCGCTATCATTGCCGCGATTAACAATGATAAGACCAATGATACTGCAACTCGTCCTAGTATTTATTTAACCAATTTAACCGCTTCTAGTCATGCCTTTGTACTCCCAACAAAATTTGGTCAAGCGTTGGGTACAGTTGAAGGTTATGGCAATTCAGATGCAAAAACCATATGCGATTCAAGGTTATTCCCTGGATTACCAGTCAGACTATAGGCGATATTAGGTCATCCTAATATTGGTTATATGAATTATGTAACACGGGCTGATGAATTTGGTGCTGTTACTTATCAACTTAGTCAAGGCACAGAGAGTACAGATGCATTTGTATACGCGCCATCTGTTAGTAGTTTACGTTATAACGCTACTCAATATCAAGGAGAATCAATGTTAGAAAGAACTGGAAATGCACAAAATGAAAGTAGTGATATTACACCATATGCTTGGATTGGAGATACGTCTTCAATGTAGGTAAGGATATATGACACTAGCGTTGAAGGAAATTGGAGAACTGGTGATAGTAATGCTAATTATTATAATATTAGATTCGCCAATAAACCTTATACATGGTCAGGCTCTAATAATATGAGAATATTCTATATACCTTCCAATACTCTAGCCAATACAAGTATTTATACAGCAATTGGTTCTGCTAATATTCAGGCAAATGATATCGTAATTATTGAGAATGATGCGGCTTATATTTATATCACACCTTCTGAATATAATACTTATGGTATATTTACAGAAGTACAAGGTGACACAAATTCTCTATTTAATACTAATAAACAAGGTGGATGGCTTAAAGCATCTGCATATACAACTCGTTCAGTATCTTATGGAACTACAAATAGCAACTTTATTTATATTAATCGAAGCGGTACTATAGTTGTTCCTGAAACTACTGGATAGCAGCCAGCAAACGCAGTTGGCGTATTAGGTATAGACTTTGCATTTACAATTTAATCGGGGACGGAGACGGAAGTAATTCCGTCTCCTCCTTTTTGGAGGAATAAAAGATGAAATATTTTAAAATATTAGTAAATAATGTAATTATTGGCGTGGTTACATCTAATGAATTTATGCGTTATTTGCCAATAACCGATTGCTTTGTACGTGCAACAGAATAGAATGGAGAATATGTCACTTATAAAGGAAAGTTCTATAGAGCAACTTGGATGACTCCAATGACATAGCAAGTCGATTATATTGACGCATTAATTATAGATATTACTAAAGAAGAATATGATGTTCTTAAAGCGGCAATTGATAATAATGAGCAGATACCGCCACAAGATGATGATGACGAGCAGGAAGAAGAGACGCCAACTCCGATTCCATATGTTGATCCTATTGATGCAGAAACATTAGAATTTGTTCGTACTTCTAAAATCAATGAAATGTCCTAGAAATGCCGTAAAACAATTGAACAAGGCTTTGATATTATTATACGAGATAAGACGTCTCACTTTTCTCTTACCACTGAAGATTAGCTTAACCTTGTTAATTTAAATGAAATGGCTAAAACTTAGGATTTAATTCCCTATCATGCAGATGGAGAATCAGTAGTATTTTATACCAAAGAAGAATTTAATTCCATTATTTCCGCGGCAAATTCATTAAAAATCTATCAGACAACTTATTATAATGCTTTAAAAGATTATATTAATTCTTTAGAAACAATTGAAGAAATTGCCGCAATTTATTATGGAATTGAAATCCCACAAGAATTTAAAACTGAAGTTTTGAAGGTACTTGAATACAATTAATATAGGAGGCAATAGTCATGAAAATTATTAAATGCCTATGTGAAGATATTGAAAATACATTAGATGCGGCAGAACATGATATTAAAGAGGCCCTAATGTATAAAGAAGAGTATCCAATTGCGGCAAAATCTTTCTATGCAAAGTCAGTTGCATTAATGGATACTATTAAATTATAGCATGATGCAGTGGTAGCCTTAATTGATTAGGTAAGAAAAGAGAAAGGAGAACCACCGGCACCAATGATGGCAATTTATGACTATATGCATGAGCGTCAGATTAATAAGGCCGCCGCAATACGTGCACTACAAGATATGTATTCTAAATAATAATTAATGGAGGGGATGCCATATGAAAAACAAAGCGAAAAAAGTAGCCAAGGCCGCGTTACAGTATAGTAAATGGATGAGTAGATTTATCTGTTGGGTTTGGGCAGCTTACCGATTTTCTGCCTTAATTGCCGCAACGATTACACCTCAGGCCGCGGAAGCATTGGCATCCACTCTCTACAATTTGGACTGGATTATGTTAGTTAATGAGGGTACTTACTTAATTAATAGCCTAGGAGAAAAGTATATATATAGCGATAGGTTTATATTTAAATGGCTAGAAACTGGCGGATTTAAACAATTAATGAATCGAGTAAGTACCCTCAATACTTCACGCAATGAAGAATTTAATGAAGAAGTTCGAGAGGAAATAGAAGAGGAGGCGACTGATGATGGCTCTGATTCATGCGGCTGACTTAATAGATAAGTTTAAATATGCTTATGATAGTAAATGGGGTTATATCATTAATACAGCTGGTATTTTATGGACTCAAGAAAAATAGAATACGGTAACTGATGCTATGGCTAAAGAGTATGGAAGCAAATGGATAGGCCGCTATGTCGCAGACTGTTCTGGTCTATTTACATGGGCTTTCAAGAAATTAGGAGGATATATGTATCACGGTTCTAATACTATGTGGAATAAATATTGTGCTGCTCAGGGGAAACTCCGCGATGGAATAAGAACTGATGGACAAAAGTTATTGCCTGGAACTGCGGTTTTTACGCTGCGCAATGGTAACGATAGGTATCATGTTGGCCTTTATATAGGCAACGGAGAAGTAATTGAAGCTAGCGGAACAAGAGTTGGCGTTATAAAAAGTAAGATTACAAATAGTAAATGGGCAGAATGGGGCGAACTTAAAGGAGTAGATTATTCTACTAATACTGATAATACTCCTAATGTTGGTAGCGCAGTGGTCAATGATGTTCGAGTAGCATTACGCACTGGTCCATCTACAAAGGATGACGTAATTTTACGCGTTGATAAAGGTGAACGTGTACAGGTGCTAGGTGAAAGTTGGACAAAAGTTTCTTACTAGGGAAGAACTGGATATATGATGACTAAGTTTTTAAATACTTGACAACTTAATATAAAATATGATATAATAAAAGAAAAAGGAGGTAATATTTATGAATATTACTCAAATTTTACTTGGCTTAATTCTTATTCTTGGTGGAGTTTTTACATTAGTAGTATGGCCTTATATTAAGGCGCATGTATCTACTGAACAGCTTTCTATGTTAGCGGGAATCGCTTAGACAGTAGTTTTTGCGGCAGAAAAGATTTTCGGCGCAAAAATGGGCGAAGATAAGCTTAAATATGCTTTAAGTCTAGCAAAGCGGCTCCTAGAAAAGAAAGGCTTAACCTTTGATGAAGAAACTATTCGTGCAGCAATTGAAGCGCAGGTAGAACAGTTAGACCTTGACCAGAAGGCCGTGGAAGGTGCAGCTGAATGATAGTATATGTTAAAACTCAGAATGGCGGCACATTAAATTTGCGCCGTGACGCCTCTACCTCTAGCGCAGTTTTAGCATAGATTAAGAATGGTACTCAATTAGAGGTAGAACGTATAAATGACACTTGGTCTAAAACTACATTTCTTGAGAAAACAGGATATGTTATGAATAAATTCCTAAAAGAAAAGACCGAAAATTAGGATAAAGAAAATTTACAAAAAATCTATAATAGCTTAAAGGAAACTTTGGCTTTAATTGAACAAGCATTAAAGTGAGGTAATTATGGAAGAATTTGGATGCTTTTATTGTTGGGATGCCAAACGCAAAAAAGAAAAAGAATACTTATACTTCTTTGACGCTGCGAATAATTTAAGACAATGTGATTATTGTCCTAAATGCGGCCGCAAATATGGGGAGGAACCAATAAATGAATAGTTGGAATCAACCACAGCAGCAGAATAATAATAATATAATGGGCCAAGCCCAATTTAATCCATATAGCTCATGGAATTTTCCAAATGCATAGCCAAGGACATTTAATCAACCATTACCAATTTATCACGCAGAACCAATTCATGGAGAAAATGCTGCTTGGCAATTTCCTATGGGGCCTAATAGTGATATTTGGCTTCCAGATGCTGATGAGGATTTAATTTGGTGGATTAGAACAGATGCAAATGGTAATAAAAATGTATAGCCATTTGATGTAAATCCACATAAAAAACCAGAGCAAGTAGATATGAATGATATTTTGACGCGATTAGGCGCACTGGAGGAATGGGTAAATGGCAAGTAGAATAAGTCAAATGCGAAACGGAACGCCGCTGCCACAGCCACAGCAACTGAACCCGCAGGTAATTGAAGATACTAAGAGAATGATGGCGGCAATTTCTAATGCACAAAATCCATAGGTGGCTTTAGCTCAAATGATACAAAATAATCCAAATTCCGCGGCATTAGCAAATATGCTTAAGGGTAATGGAAGTTTAGAATCAATAGCGCGTCAAATGGCGCGAGAAAGAAACATTGATATAATTAGTTTAATTAACTCGTTAATGCGATAACAATATAAGTGCGATGAAAATCGCACTTATTTTTTTTGTCCTTTTGAAAAAAATTACATGATTTTTTGCGGCTATACGTACATAATCTATGTTAGGAGAATTTAATAGCCATATAAAGCTATTATTCTTATCTAATAATAATATAAAACGGAGTGGTCACAATGGGCGAAAATGGTTTAAGTGCTTCTGATGTTGCTTTAATGAGCCGTGACGGCGAAGGCTATGGCGGCTGGGGCGGAATGATTTGGTTATTTGCTATTTTAGCTATGATGGGTGGCGGATTTGGCTTCGGCGGTGGCCGTGGTTACGAACAATATGCTACTCGCGACCAGGTACAGAATGGTTTTGATACCCAGAATCTACAGGCTCAGACTCGTGATATTTTAACTGCCGTTAATAATGCTTCTATGGCTGGTATTCAGACTACTAATCAAGTTTATCATGATGTAGTAAGTTATGTTGGAGAAAAATATGATGAACTACAGCGCGATGTTGCCGGTTTAGCGGTTGGACAGGCTAATCTTCTAGCGAAAGAGAACGAATGCTGCTGCTCTATCCTAAGGGCAATTGATGGTGTTAATTACAATGCAGCTATGAATACTGCATCTATTAATGCTAACACTACAGCAGTCGGTCAAAAGATTCTTGATGCTATCATGGGCAACAAGATGGAAGCTATGCAGAATCGTATCAACCAGTTAGAACTCCAGAATCAACTTCAGGGCGTTGTTCGCTATCCAAATGGATGGACCTATAATGCCGGAAATTCTCCATTCTGCGGAGGATGCAATATGTAATTGAGAGTGTAGTAAGTACACCTAGCATATTTGGGACGTACTTAGTACGTCCCTCTTTTTTTATTATAGGGAGGTAATTGATATGCTACAAGTTTATTCTTCTAATCTAGCTGTCGAAGCTAATGCCGCGTTCCCTTTTAATAATATTGTTGTTGATAAAGGTTGTGGTGAAACTTTAAGCGCACCTTCTACTATTCAGTTAAATAAACGTGGAATTTATCTTGTAGAAATGGATGGTTTTGCAACACCAGACGCCGCCACTGATGTGAGCGTGTAGTTAATGGTAAACGGAGTCGCGCAACCTCAAGCCATTTCTAGTTTTACTCCTGCGTCAATAACTGATACTCGCACTTTTGGTTTTAAAACCCTTGTACGTGTACTTGAAAATAATTGCAATTGCAACTGCCTAACTAGTCCAACTACTCTTCAATTTATGAATGGCGCAACTGCAATTAGTGATGCTCATATTAATGTAGTTATTACTAAGATTTGTTAATTAAATACGGGGCGGACTTGCGTCCGCCCCTTTTTGAGGAGTTGGTAGTATGACAATTGAAGAAATTTTTAATAAGGTAGGCTCCCATATGATGGATGGCATTTGCTATCACGATAATTTAGTAAAGGCTTATTAGTTTTTAGGGCTGCGGGGCTATGCTAAATGTTAGGAATATCATTATTACGAAGAAACATAGAATTATAGGCATTTTGAATATTACTATACTTCTCATTATTTTAAGTTACTTTAGATAGAAAAAGAGGAAAGAAAAGAAGTATTTCCTGCTTCTTGGTATAAATATAGCGCGCAGGCCGTTGATGTTGGAACAAAACGTTCTAGCGTAAAAGATTTAATCGCAAAATGGATTGAATGGGAAAAAGAAACAAAAAAATTATATGAGGAAATGTATTTAGAACTTACTAATCTTAGAGAGATTGCGGCGGCAATTGAATTACAAAAATATATTAAGGATGTTGATAAGGAATTAAGTTGGGCGCAAAAGGAACAACTTAATTTAGAAGCAATTGGATATAATTTGGATGTAATTATAGATTGGCAAGCCGATATTAAGAAAGAATATAAAGGGAAAATTAAATCCCTATAAGGCGGTGATGACAGATGATTAGACTGGCACAACGGCGTTTGATAATCCCGCGCGGCGATACCGGTTCTTTCTCTGTTCCAGCACTAATAGATGAAATTCCAGATGCTAATATAATAGCGGTTTTCTCTATTTTTAATGAACAAAAGAGAATATGGACGCATGAGTATCCTGTTAGCGGCGGAATGGTTAATATTTCATTTGAACATGAGGATACGAAAGATTTACCAATAGGGCAATATTATTGGGATATTAAAATATATGTAAATCCACGTTATGATGAGAGTGGATTATTAATAGATGGAGATGAAGTGCATTCATACTATGCTGGTTTTAAATTGCCAGAATGTGTAATTGCGCTAACTCCATATCATGGAAGAGGGTGATTAAATGATTAGATTAATTTAGAGACGCTTAATTGTCCCTCGCGGAGATACTGGAACTTTTTCTATTCCTGTACTAGCAGGTAAAGATACAGGCGATGTTTCTATTTTCACTGTATTTGACCCACTAATGCATAGGAAGATATTTGAGAAAGTTATGACATTATCTGGCGAGACATTAACAATGGAGCTTACTCATGGCGATACTGTCAATTTGCCAGTCGGTTAGTATGTATGGGACATTAAATTTTATACTGACCCAATCTTTGCCGAAGAAAAGTTAATAGGTGGAACCGAAGTTGATTCGTATTATGCGGCGTTTACTCTGCCCATATGTGAAATTAGAGAAACTGGTGATAACCTATTAATGTCAGATGATGCTCCTACTGGTGCATTAAAGCCAGGTCAGATTGATTTTGTCACTGCTTCCATTAATGAAATGACTAGTTTGAAGAATACTACTACTATTCGCGCGGCTGAGGCTGATACGAGCGCGCAAAATGCGGCAAATTCAGCACAAGATGCACTCGTGTCATAGCAAGCCGCACAGACTGCTGCTTCAAATGCAGAGGCAAGTGCAGAATTGGCTGCACAGAAAGCCGCGGAAATTGCGGCAGATTTGAGTGGTAAGGCTGATAAGAGTGAGATTCCTACTAAAGTTTCTGAATTAGCAAATGACGCAGGTTATATTACTGGATACACTGAGATTGACCCCACTGTCCCCGCATGGGCGAAAGCGGCTGCTAAGCCTGCATATACTGCGGCTGAAGTTGGCGCGCCAACAGTATAGGAAATGAATAGCGCGATTAGCACAGCTATTGGCAATGTTAATTCCTTTGATATGGTTGTTGTTTAGACATTACCAACACAAGATATCAATACTCATACTATATACTTAGTACCTAAAACAGGCGAAACTAATGATGTATATAATGAGTATATTTATATAAATAATGCGTGGGAAATGATTGGAAACACGCAGATTGATTTGAGCAATTATGCTACTAAAAATGAGGTTACAGCATTAATTGACGATACTGCTAGTGTCGGAGATACTGATGTTACATTTAGTGCTGATAAACTTACTGCAATGGACAGTGCGCTAAAGAACGCAATTGAACGCAAGTTTGGTGTCAGTAACTTAAAAGCGGACGGCGGCTTGCAAGTGGAAACAGACATAGAAACGGGCAAAAATTATCTGGTTACCGAAGTCTATGGTGACACCATTGCTCCGAGTTATTTCGATTTGACATTTCCTGTCAAGTAGGGGCAATATTGTTACTTTGGTAGGAATCTTTGGATAGCCAATACGGAAATTGCTTCGCAAGAATACTTTAATCGACACCACTGGACACAGGTTGATGTCGGGACAAGTCTTGATGCCAAAGAGGATAAGCCGGATCTAACTTTAACCTTTAATTTGTCATACGACTACGAATTATCTGTTTGGGCAGTTACTACTGATAAGACGCCGACAGAAGTAAAACAGATAATTGATTCTGGAAAGAAAGTAAAAGCGATTGTAAAAGTAAATACTGGAACTTCGAGTAGTCCTATTATCAGCATAGTCGAAGGGACGCCGTTTCTAAAAGCATCGAGAACAACATCAAATGTCGTGCTCAGTGTTACGTTGTTTGTTTCTGGGACGTATACCATTTATATACAGGGGCTGATCGCTTCTGATAAATGGTTTGCTAATGTTAAAATTATTATAGAAACAGATAATTACAGCGATTATGTGCCCATGAATCGCAAGCGCGTTACTTCTGTTGCTTCTCCAGTCGATGATACTGATGCCACCAACAAACAGTATGTCGACACTTTGGTCGCAAATAAAATTGATATTTCTCAGAAAGGTGCCGCAAATGGCGTTGCTGAACTTGATTCCGCGGGCAAAGTCCCGGCTGCTCAACTTCCGTCTTACGTTGATGACGTTCAGACATATGAAACACGTTCCGCCTTCCCACAGACCGGCGAAGACGGAATTATTTATGTTGCCAAAGATACGAATACCACATACCGCTGGGGAGGATCTGACTATGTGGCTATTGGTTCAGATCTGGCGCTTGGTGAAACCGCTTCAACAGCTTACCGTGGAGACAGGGGCAAGATCGCTTATGAACATGCAACAGCTAAAGGTTCAGCGTTCGCAAGCGGACTGTATAAAATTGCAACAAATGCCGAAGGGCACGTAACCGGAGCAACGCCTGTTACAAAAAAAGATATTATAGATATGGGTATTCCTGGCGCCGTTGCGGACGTGATCGATGACACCGCGGCATCCACCAGCAAAACGTTTAGCTCCAGCAAACTCGAGACGCAGCGTGAAGAGTTATTGAGCGCAATTAACGAGAAGTTCGGTCGTGAAAACATCGGGGACGGTCTGGATGTCGAATATGATGAAACCGGGGAAGCGACTGTTATTGCGGATGTTCAGCGGAGCGATATTACCAACCTTCAGCAGAACAAGGCAGACATAATCATCACTAACGCCTCCGGCTCCATCGCCGCCATTACAGACGGAGCAGATGATCTGCCAATTGAAGACATGACCGTGCAGATTGAGCCTGTGCAGGATCTGCATGGGCAGAGCAATCCGTATCCCGGTGGGGGTGGGAAGAATTTAATCACCATTACAGAATATTATGGCGGGTACAACAAAACGGCTAATACAAACTTAAAAACTCCAAGTACAGCAGTGGTCACAGAAAATGCCAATGTTATAACAATCACTTCAACTGGTAGTTGGCAAGGTAGACTGTTTGCGACATCAATGTTGCCCGCTGGCACATACACCGTTCACGTTGAGTTTTCTGACGCAGATGCTAGAGCGGCTACTTACACAACGGATTCTGAACTAATAGTTATTACAAATGAAGGAAATAGTACATCCACTATAGCAGAAAAAATAATTACTATTACAGAACCAAGAAGAATAGCGATAACATTAGTCAACTCAGCCGCCAAAACAAATACGTATACTAATTTGCAAGTAGAAAGTGGTCAATCATATACCTCATGGACTTCCTACTCCAACATCTGCCCCATCTCCGGGTGGACGGGGTGCAAGGTCACAAGGACGGGGAAGAATCTGTTTGACGGAGTGATAGAACCCGGTTATATGTACACGGACACAGGAACAAATGTTTCATCAAATACCGCTTATCGGAGCAAAAACTATATTCCGATCAAACCGGGGGAATCTTATTATTTAAAGTTAGATTCCCATGCACTACAAGCGGGGAAGACAAGCCGGGTCTTTTTCTACGGGATTGACAAGCAGTTCATTTCAACTCCCGGAGCAAGCGCATCAAGCAGAATAGTATCAGCACCAAACAATGCGTATTTTATGCGATTCTTTGTGGTTGATCCTATCGAAAATGCCAGCGGTGATATTAGTGTTAACTACCCGTCTACCGATACGGATTATCATGCCTACCAAGGCTCCACCTACCCCATCACATTCCCATCTGAAGCCGGAACGGTGTACGGGGGAACGCTGAACCCCGTGACGGGGGAACTGGTGGTGGACAGGATGATGGTTCAGATAAGAGCTGCGCAGAACAGAAGCGTTGATGCGAATAACAACTACTTCTGGTATTCCACATCCATAACGCTCGGCATTCCGAATATAAAAGAATTAAATGCAAAACTCATATCTAACCGGATGACCAAATATTCCAACGTAACGAACGTAAGCCCGGAAGGCAATATAACATATTATGCCAATGGAATAATAAGGTGGAAGGAACAAGGGACGCTTACTCTCTCCGAGTATAACAGTTATCTGTCAGAGAATCCATTGGAAATCTGTTATGAGATCGCTAACCCGACCACCTACACCCTCACCCCCACCGAAATCCGCACGTTGCTTGGAACCAACAACATTTGGGCAGACACGGGGGATGTATCTGTGGATTACAGGGCAGATACCAAGCTGTACGTGGAGAGGATGAGCGGTTCCGGTGCGGTCAGCGATGTAAAAGTCAATGGCAGTTCGGTGGTTCAAAATGGAATTGCGAATGTGCCGTTGGCAAGCACTTCTGCACCGGGTGTGGCAAAGGTTAGCTCAAATTTCGGAACAAATATGTACAACGGCATCATGTTCCTTGCAAAAGCAACAGACGCCGAAATAAAAGCAGGGACTAAAGATTACAAGCCCATTGTTTCTTATAATCAGCATCTTGCCGCTTTCTATGGTCTTGCTAAAGCCGCTGGGGATTCTACACAAGCAGCTAGTGATAATGTAGTAGGAATATATACTTCAGAAGCAAAAGGTTCTATATAGAAAATGCTTGGCATCACTGACCTCATTGCGACCGCAGAAAACAACTTAGTAGCTTCTAAGGCTTACAAAGTTGGTGACGTATTTACTGCTAATGGTAAGCTTTATAAGACTACCGCAGCAATCGCGGCAGATGCGGCGATAATACCTGTAGTTGAGGGTGAGGAGATTACAGGAGCAAATTGTGTCGAGACTAGTGTGGGGGAGGGATTCCCACATGACGTGTAGGTCAACGGGGAGAGTGTTGTAAATAATGGCGTAGCGAATATTCCATACGCTAATATATCACAGGCTGGCGTAATTAAACTTACTTTCGATTACGGACTTACTCGTGTTTATAAACACGAGTCTGGCTCAGATGTTGCTACATTTGAGGCAGGAATTAATGCAGCGGATTCAGCTCTAATTAAAGAAGGAGCTCATGTATTTCGGCCGATTGTGCCAAAGAGGTAGCATGAAGCGGTGTTTTATGGATTGGCGAAGGCAGCAGGAGATGCTACCCAAAGTGCTTCAAGCAATGCCGTTGGAACGTATACAGAAGAAGCAAAAACAGCAATTAAGTAGATGTTAGGTGTACAAGATGGATTAAAGGTGGTGAGGTTGATATGATTTATTTAGGAAAGAATCCAGTAGGATTATTAGCAATCTTACCAGAATGGGCAAAATTATCTTCTACTAAATTAGAATTCAATACATATCAAACATTTGATACCGCAACATTATTTTTTGATAATGCGTATGTAAGTTCAATCGTTTCACAATTATCAAAAGGAAATTATAAAATTGTTTTTGAGAACAATACTAATAATACTCGTGCGGGATAGTGGATTACTTTTACTAAAGGTAATAGCTTATCAAATATAACAGTAATGAGAGTAGGAATGAATTCTCCTACTTCTTCTGCAAGTTATGGAGTAGATGTATATCCAGATGCTACAGGAATTATTTATATATCAAGTAAAGAGGTGATATCTAATGTCTGAATACGCAAAGAATATTGTTTATTTATCTGCACCTTAGTATGCAGAATTGATTGCAAATAATACAATAACTGTTGATGATGTTACTGTTACCTATAATGACAACGACATTTATGTCACCCCATAGGCGGAGCCTATTACGGATGTGCAGATTGACGGGACGAGCATTGTTTCATCTGGGGTGGCGAATGTGCCGTTTGCCACAGCATCAGAGCCGGGAGTTGCTAAATTTAATTCAACATATGGAATCGCAATGAATAACTCTGGTGGAGCATACATCCGTCAGGCAGATGACGGGTACGTTAGGCAAGGTGTGCGAGGATACAATCCAATCTGCCCTTCGAATCAGCATAAAGCCGTTTTTTACGGTCTTGCAAAGGTTGCAGGAGCCGACATGGCATCTTTGTCCTCTGTTCCTGTCGGCACATACCCGGAAGCGCAAAAATCCGCCATCAGCGAAATGCTGAACGGAGCTGTCAGCGTTTCCGGAACTACCCCGACAATCACTGCTAAACCCGGAGTGCGCTACATCTGCGGACAGGTAGACACCCTGACGATTGTTGCTCCTTCCTCTGGTTGTATTGATGTCACATTTGAATCCGGCAGTACGCCAACTGTTCTGACCGTTACGCCGCCGTCCGGGATGATGATGAAATGGGCGAACGGATTCGATCCAACAGCATTAGAAGCAAATACCACCTATGAAATCAATATTCTGGATGGTTGCCTGGGGGTGGCGGGATCGTGGACGTGATGGCGTTACGGAGAAACATAATACTGTCTACCAAGAAACTGGAAACATATGAAACGATATTGTCCGACGTCAGAAAAGGTAAAAGCATTCCGAGTGGAACGGAATTTACAGTTCCACATGACGAATTTGGAGACATTATATTTGTTACAAGAAGACAGAATGTCGATAAATTGTCCACGAATCCAAATGCACCGACTTTGACAATTCAGTCCAAATATCTTTTGCAGACGAACAGTGCCGGAGCTTGCTTGAAATTACAGTTTGACGGAAAAGAAGCAATGTTTGAAGCTTTATCGAACGATATACCGAATGGGACAACTTTGCAATTTACGTCAATTGCTTACAATTCATGGACAGCCGGAACATGGCATTTTACAACTAATACAGTATTGCCTGTTGGCACTCTACTATGTTTAAGCGGTAGAAGTACAAGTGCGTTGACTTCATTAAATGTTGAGGCATATTCAAGTCCTATTGCAGTGTCACCTTTTGCGACCATGCCTTTATTATCTGGAGATGGAGATGCAAGTATAAATTTGGGAACCTGGGGCACAACCGGTAATCATCCGCATCGAATTTCAGATGGCTCCAATAATTTATTTGAATCTAATATTTTTCAATGGATGAATACGTTAAGCAATGGACAAAGCATGGGACAAAAGTTTGTGCAAAAAACAAAATACGATATGCTTAGTCCAAATTATACAAACAGAATTGGATTCTTAGATGGGTTTCCAGTCAAGTTTAGAAAATGTTTAGGTCTAGCAACAATACATAACATTACAAATATTATATATGAATCTAATGATTCAGAATATATTGTAAATTCGGAGTGTAATGGTACTGGGTATTTTTGGCTGATATCACGTAAAGAACTGTACGGAACAAATGAGAATGAAAATGAGGCTTCTGAACAACAGTTCGAATATTACTCAACGCAAGCAACAACAGACACATCAAAAATTGGTTATACTAAAGATTCATCTACAAAATATACGTACTGGTTAAGGACTCCATATCGTAAATTTGCCGGGCAATCAAGAATTTCAAATAGTGATCTGAACGGAGCTCTCTATAATACCGAATCAAATCTAAACAATGGATGTGGCATAAGTCCTATCGCAATTTTAGCATAATGACATAGAGGAATCAAAAATGGGTGATGCTATGAAGACGACTTGCGTTTCTCCTCAGTAGCATCGCCTCGTTTGGGGCATGGCCATTAATATTTAACTAAATTTATGGAGGTGGTTTTATGCCGGTAACACTGCAGGTTGCTGGTATGAAGTACAAAGACGGCAATGTGTACAAGTCCGTCGACTGTCTTAAAGGCGATTCTGCGGATATTAGCATTTTTGCACCAGACTACGCGGATCTTTCCTTCCCCGTAGCAGCCGGAAAATTATGTACGCATGATGACGGATTGTACAGAGCAAATCAGGCAATCGCGGCATCGGAATCCTGGACAGCAGCTCATTGGACGGCGACAACCGTTGAAAACGCGATAAATCAGAAGCTTGGCTTGCAGAATATCGGTAGTGGACTGAATGCCACTACGGACGCTATAACCGGAAAAACCACGGTGAATACGGATGTTCAACGGAGCGACAACACAGTAATCGGAACATTCTACACCAATGCCGGAACAGGCGAATTCATTATTCCAGAATAAGAAAGGACGGTAATCCACAATGCGAAACATCTACATCGTCAATGCAACACAGGTAGTCACATCTGACAGCCACCCGGAGGGAAGCTACAGCATCGTCAGCGGCTACCCGAAAACCTTCGACAGCAGGAACTACGAAGTGACTGAGAAGAACCCGAATGGCTCCGAAGAGAAGGCTCTTTCCGCCGCCAAGAGTGAGTATTTTTTCCGTCTGTCTACTAATTACACCGGATCGGATACTCGTGTTATGTGGGCTGTTACATTGACGAGGGCAGACGGACGGATGATCATGGCAGAGAGTTGGGGAGCGTTCCCGGACATGACACCGCCACAGCCGGAACCGGAAGAACCGGAGCAGATTGAGGAACAGTAACTGCCGTGTATTGGACACATTAAAAGGAGGTAACTCACTATGGCAAGAAATATTTTTACAGTAGATGCTTGGATTATTGATTCCAACGGTACATACAACAAATTAACTGGTTATCCAAAAAACTTTGATAGCCGTACATACGATGGAGATACAGAAAAGGCGCTAAAACGTGCAATGGGCGATTTCTCTGAAGTCTATGGTGCATACTGCAAGCGCGATGATCGTTTAATGCAAACCGTAGTAGTCTATCAAGCCAATGGTCAACTAATTGACCGCAAGTCTTTAGGTACTTCTATGGAACCAGCTCCAGTAGAACCAGAACCAGAGGAAGAACCAGCAGAAGAAGAACCAGTAGAAGGTGAATAACTATGAATCAACAGAGGAGTCTTGATTGGAATTACACTCGGCGCTCAACGCGCGACCTCCTCTTAGAATATGATTCAGTAATCATGCCTCCCCGCCCAAGGGCGGCGGGGCTGGCTATGATTTATCCTTGGCTCAATAGTAATGGCGAAGACCAAGGATGGGTTGGTATTCCACCAATCCCAGACTCTCCGGAATTTAAGGTTATCTATCCTTGGGAGTCTGTTGGCCTTAATATTCTAGGGGATTAGATTTACTTACTTGCGTCTCGTAGCGGCTACCTTGGTACTCGTGAAGAGTTCCACCGCTATTTCGGCTCATACTTAGAACGCAACAAATGGGAAATTGTATTTGATAATTTTGATAATTTCCCAGCAGAAGGCCAAATTGATAAATTATATTTTGATTTGACTGAAAATATTTTATATTATTGGGCCGACGGTTAGTACTTACCAGTGAACGCAATGTTGATTACAAATACAATATTAGACGGTGGTGATGCCTAATGGCAACCAATTCAGTAAAGGTTACCCTGCAAATACGCCATGATACTGCTGAAAATTGGACTACACGAAATCCAGTTTTAGCGCAAGGTGAATATGGCTTAGAAGCCAATACATTCCTTATTAAAGTTGGCGATGGCGTACGCGATTGGGCACATCTACCTTACTTAAATAAATTAGATGCATCTTATTTTAAAGAAGAAACAGATGGCACGATTACATTTAGCGACAGTTTCATGGATACCATCCATGCACTTGAAGCCGCCGCAGGATAGGCAATTACACAACTAACAATAACCGATCCTCCAGTAAATGATACTGATGTGCCTAATAAAAAGTATGTAGATGATGCTATCGCGCAAGCGGGCCATTTAAAGCGTGCAATTGTTGAAACATTACCAAATGCAGAGGATGCGGACCCAGATACATTATATATGATGCTAGCAACCTCCGGAGACCATTATGAAGAATATATGGTCATAAATGGTCAATGGGATATGGTTGGCAGCACTGGTGATGGCGGTAGCGGCGGATTCATACTTGAAGTTGCTACAAATGCACGTCTTGGTGGTGTTAAATCATCAACAGATCCAGATCATATTGCGGTTGATCAAGATGGATTTATGACTTTAAATAAAGTTTCAACCTCCTTATTATATGTACCAACTGGTGATACATTAATTATTCACGGAGGAACGGCATAATAGGAGGTGAAAAACAATGGCGGGAAATGTGCTTGAAACACGAATACAACTACGGTATGGTACATATAGTCAATGGATGAATAGTAATACTATTTTAATGCTTGGTGAAGCCGCCATATGTTCTTTTCCAGAAGATAGAACTATTGATTCTCTATCTAATAGTACTCCCTCACATACTCCTCCAGCAATTGGCATAAAGATTGGTGATGGACATAGTTATTTCTATGAACTACCTTGGGTGCAAGCCGTTGCCGCGGATGTATATAATTGGGCAAAAACTTCTACAAAGCCGCAATATAGCGCAGCAGAAATTACCGGACTGCAAAGTTTTATTGAAGAAAATTTTCATATTAGTGGAGATATTACCATTGCTCCACGTATCTACCAAATCGCGCAAGGTACGGGAGAAAATAGCAATGTCTATTATCTACGTTATAAAGAAAATAATGAAGATTCTCCTTGGGTTGTTGATACAAATCATCCTATTGATTTAACAGCATATGCAAAACTTGCCGCGTGGGTTGGCACTATGGTAGATAGGTTCCCAACATTAGGAACCTTTACTTCATCATAGACTAATAGTATCATAGGACAATTAAATTATACTGATACCGCGCGTGATAAATAGTTTGTTACCGCAGTAAATGAATCTGCTGGTATTATCTCAGTTGAGCGGGCTTAGCCAACCTTTAGCGATATTTAGGGTGTACTCCCTGTAGAATAGGGCGGTACCGGCCGCAACGAGCTTACTGAAGAACACGTATTAGTTGGGAACGGCACAAATACAGTATAGTTGCGTCCAATAGCCGAGTCTATTACCAACAATAATCACCTAGTTCCTAGTAATGTAGTTAAAGCTTATATTGATAAAGCGGTTGAAGGCTTAGTCGGGGCAATGCATTTTGTGGGAGACGCAACAGTAGTTATTAATGAAAACTCTAGCATTGACCCACGTATTAATGGGTATGATTTCTCAAAGGCGCAACCCGGCGATGTTATCTTATATGAAGCAAAAGAATTCGTATGGACTGGCGGCAACTGGCGCTTACTCGGAGATGAAAGCAGCTATGCTATAAAAGGTAGCATTCGTGATGCAGACATTGACGAGAATGCTGAAATTTCTTAGAGCAAAATTGCTGGCTTAGATACATCATTTAATACAAAAGTAGATAAGGTTGAAGGAAAAACCCTAACCTCCAATGATTTTACTGATGAATTAAAAGATAAATTAATGAATATCGAAGCGGGCGCATAGCAAAATGTAATTGAACATATTCTAGTTAATGATATTGAAGTTAAGCCCGTCGTAGTTGAAAGTCTTCCTAATGCAGTAAACCTATAGATATAGGAATTCGATGAGAACTCGCAGAATAAATTAGCTAGTATCGCAAATGGTGCGGAAGTAAATAAAATAGAAAAAATCTTATATGACGGAGTAGAAGTTACACCAGATGACAATCGAGTAGTAAACATCTTATCCGACCCTCATTCGGCGCATGAAAATAAAATTGAACAAATTTTTATCAATGGCGTTGAATGGTTACCTAATGCTGACAAACAAGTTAAAATCATCATTGATTAGGCCGCCTTAAATTTAAACGTTCTTGAAGGAGCAATTGTTCCTAATGGCGCGGGCGGAGTCGATGAAGTAAATTAGGTAGGCAAAAAATTAGAATTAGAACGTATTGCTGTGACAGGGGACGTAAAAGATTTACGTTAGCTCACAGACAGTTATATTATATTAAACTGCGGAAGCAGTACAGAGGTTATTTGAACTTGGCTGGAATGATGCCAAGGAGGTGTTTTTATGGCAACTGCAAATAATACCATAAAGACGAGAATTCAGTTGAAAAGTGATACTGAAGCTAACTGGAGTAAAGCGGGCCCTAAGGATGGGTCTAATGGCTTCGTGCCACTTTTGGGTGAGTTGATCGTCTATACTGCGGACGCAACTCACCCCTTTTCTCGTTTAAAGGTAGGAGATGGTAGTACTAATGTGGTTAATTTACCATTTATAGACTCAGGAACTATAAATGGTGAAGAGGTTGAAATTGCTAAATATGCATAGAAAATAGATTTTCCCTCTCCTGGCTCTCCAGATAAGCTATATATAGATTTAGAAACTAGCAAAATATATCATTATGAAACAGGTAATGGTTATTCCTAGCTCTCTAACTTTACATATACACCAGTAAAAACTACTATTAAAAATATTACATATTGGGGTCCTGGGCGAGCAACAACGTTAGAAGTTAAACAAAGCGTTCTAGAAGTAGTTAATGGCTTAGTACCATAGTTATTAACAAGTAATCTAGATGTTATAACAGATATATAGAAGGAGGGAGTTGAATGAGTGGATATATTGGTAAGGTAAAAATAGGAAGCGACTTAGCCTTAATAGGCTCAACTCTTTATGGTATTTGTAATAGTGCCGCTGATGCCGCGGTAAAAACTGTAACCACTGTTGATAATAATAGTGGAAAATTTATAAATAATAATTTTGACGAGCCAATACAAGGTACTACTATCCATGTTAAATTTGTAAATGGTAATACTGTAGAAAGTGGACTATCATTGGCTGTAGGAAGCGTTATTGCTAAAGATATTGTTGGCGCATGTAAATGTAGCGCTGGCGCGATTATTAGTTTCACTTTGGATGAAAATGAGCACTGGGTAGTAAATGATAGTACTGAGTTTGTATTTAAAACTCCATATAATCCAACAACAAATAGAATACTAACTGAAAGCGATATCGGCCCGGCCGCGCTAAAGGACGTAGATACAGCTATTACATTAAATAGTAATAGTTAGAATTTACCAACAACTGCTGCGGTAGCTACGTTTGTTTAGGAGCAAACAGGTGGCTTATCTGGATTAACTGGAGCAATGCACTTCCGCGGAGAAGTTGCTAGTGAGCCTACAAATGACGCAGCTAGTTTTGCTGATTATATTAGCGGCGATGTCGTATTATACGGTGCGAAAGAATATGTTTATGTTAAAGGTAACACAGCCGCAGATTCTCAATGGATTGAGTTAGGTGACGAAGGGTCTTGGGCCTTAGATAACGCTGTAATTCACAATAGCTTATTAACCGCTAAAGGCGATATGATTTTTGGCGCTGAAAGCGGTTCAAATATAATTCCTGCACGATTACCAATAGGTACAGGAAATAATAAGTTTCTAACTGTTAGCGGCGGAATTCCTGCTTGGGGAGCTATCAGTAAATCCGACGTTGACTTGGATAATGTTACAAATGAGGCGCAAATTCCTAAATCAGTAGGTACTGCCGCTGGTGATATTATCTATTATAATGGTAGTACATTTGTTAAACTAGGTATTGGTACATCAGGACAGGTTCTAAAAGTTAATGGTACTGGTAATGCGCCATACTGGACCGCTGATGATAATAGTGATACTAAAGTTGCTTAGACAGGCATTACAACCGCAGGCGAGTACTCCATTCTATTAAAGAATACTACTAGTGTTGATGATGAAACTAATGGAGTTAATTTTGGTAAAACAACTGGAAAATTGGTAACTATTAATCCTTCTACTGGTATCATTACCGCCGCAGGATTCAGTGGTGATGGTAGTAGTTTAACAAATGTAGTAGCAAGTTCAGTAGAATGGGCAAACGTTACTAATAAAGTTACGGCTGCATTAAATACATTAGGTATTGTTAAAACAACTTCTACTGTATCAGATGCAACAGATTATACCGCATCTCCAATTATAGACGGAGTAGTTTATTATTAGGACACTGATACTCATTATAAATCCACTGGTTCTGCTAATGCAGTAACTAGTATTAATTTAACATATACAACAACCACTGCATAGAGTGATACAATTTCTGCCACCGCAACAGCAATAGGTATGGTAGACCATGGAATTTTATATATTAAATCTATTTCTTAGAGTACTACTGCAGTAAGCACTGGAGTAAGCATTGATAATACATAATAGGCAGGTGAATTAAATGAGTTATATTGATAGAATAAATACAGGTGAAGGAACTCATTTAATTGAGCCTACTCTATTTGCAGTAACTAGCGGAACTGCATCAGCATTAACCGCAACTATTACTAATTTTGAATTAGTAGCCGGCGTTACTATTACCTTATAGATGCACACTAATAATAGTGACGCCGCATCTTTATCTATTAACAATAGTGAATCAAAGCCAATATATTATCGTGGCGCAGCGGTTACTGCAAATATTTTAAAACAGAATAACATATATAACTTGGTTTATGATGGCAGTACATGGCATATAATTGGGGAAAAATTAGCTAATAATGAAATGGTATTGCCACATAAATTAACTTTTGGAGCCGGTGGCGTATATGAATATGATGGCTCTGCAGACGTTACAGTTCCAGTTTATACCGGTGGAATAATTTAATAAGAGGTGAGATTATGCCAAATAATGTATGGGAAAGAGATACTGAACTTGATAGTGAAGGTAGATTTAAATTTACTTACACCGCAGATCAAGCAAATTCACCTACTAATTGGATGATATTATAGACACAAAATAAATTTGTAGATAAGAATATTTTTGTTCAAGCAATTGTACCACAAGGACAGCTTTCCAGCGGAAATACAACCATTTCGGCAAATACTAATGTTAATTCTTTATTAACAGAAGTAAGTGATACTCCATCTAGTGGGCCATATATGACAGTAACTAGTTCTGGTAGTGTTACGGTTACTACTGCAGGTTGGATTTCTAGTGGAGCATCTTCTGCTTCAACAACAAAAATTTATAAAATTACTGCAGGAGCATATTCTGCAGATACTGATACTACAGCCCAAATTAATGGTGCTGTCACTCCATCAATTGGTTTAAATAATAATGCAAATAATTATGGATTTACGCAAACAAAACCATCTGGCACTAATGGAACAAATTATTTAACTATTGATCCCGGTGCTTCAGTAGATTAGAATTGGAGCGTTACTCCCAAAGCAATCATTACTACGGCAGGTTATCTAGCAACTGGTAATAAAAATGGTACTGCTGTATCCGGCGCACCAACCATAAATAATGGTGCAAATTATTATATTCCAATAGTTACCCCTACAGTTGGCGGCGGCGAATTATCTCCTACTAATTTTACTAAAAATGATTTAACAGTTACTTTAGCTGCTGGCACTACTGCGGCTAACCGAAACATGAGTAACTACTAGGTTGGAGCAAAGAATACCACAACATACCCATACTTTTTTGAAATTGTCGGATCTACTCCAGCAGTTGAAGGAACTACTAAAGTTACTCGTGCGGCTATTACTTTAACTAATGATGCTGGTGCTATAATTGAGCATGCAAGTACTACAGAAATAGCAGGGACTTCCTCTTCTCCAACTGTTAATGTTAATGCAGCCAGTGGGAGTACATATTTTAGTTTAAAGGCTGCGGCCGCTACAGTTACTACTACAACAGCTGCACCAACAATTAAAAAAGTAACTAAAGCTGTTAGTGGAAAAACATAGATTTTAAACACAGTAGATTTAGCTACTGCTACGACTAATATTAGTACATATTATATCGCAGTATAGGGATTCTCTGGAGCAGTAACAAATACTAAATCTTCAACTTTTACTGCTGGTTATTTTGCTGGTACTGGTCAGATTACAACAAGCAATATTGCTGCTGAAAATAAAAATGCTATTTATTATTTACCAGTTCCGTCAGCTACATTTACTAAGTCAGGCGCGACTGTTACTTGCTCATAGGGAGGATATGTTCCTGCCGGAGCACTGCCATAGAATGGTACAATTAGTAATGGTACTATATAGGCTGTAACTGCCGATCCAGGTACTGGATATACTGAAATTAAAAATAATGTAAGCATTTCTTCTGGTGGTTGGCTACAAATTGGTGCAGGATATTATGCTAATTCGAAAATTAGCTTAGCTACATTAATTGCAGACAATGCTACTGCAGGATTAGCCGCAGGATATATTTTGAATGGCTATAAAGCATATGATAATACTGGCGCACTAATTACAGGTAGTATTTTAACATATGAAGGTGCTTTTAGCGTTGAATAATAGGCGGTGATATTGTGGAAGGTACACTAACTGATAATACTGGCACTTTAGATTTATATAAACAGAATAATATTATTACATTATTAACTAATCAAAGACGATATGTTAATAGTGATATAGTTTTAACTACAAAAGTACATAAAGCAGTATTAACAACTAATACTGCTTCAAATACTTTTGATATACAAATTCCAAATGGAAATTCAACCGATGTCACACTTACTTTTACAGTAGACAATAACGGGAATGTGCTAGTCACTTAATTATTTGACAAAATATTAGCGCATATGATATAATACAAATAGGTGGTGATAATATGGCACATTCCGGAAAATCAATAACATTCGCGATGGATATATTTCCTAACGAAGATGGAATATATAAATTAGGTGATACAAATAAAAAATGGTTAATTTATGGTACGATGACTGGTAATGCTGATACCGCCACAACACTTGCTACTGCTAGAAATATTTGGGGTCAATCTTTTAATGGTTCAGCAGATATTACTGGAAATATAATTAATGCTGGAGATCAATTTAAACTTATATAGAATAAAACCGAAGTACAATTTTTAACGTCTACTGGAGGCGCAGCGAATGGTAAATTTGGTAAATTAGGTTTAAATTCATCATATGCTGGTATTGATTTTACTAATTATACTCTAGATGTTAATGGTAAAACACGGCTCGCCGGGCAGGTATTTATTAATTATACAACTGCCGCGAATGCAAATACCAAGAGCGGATAGCTATTAGTTACCAGTGGAACTGGTTCAAATGATGTGGCTATTGAATTATTTAGAAATTCTTCTGCGTCATGGCAAATTATTAATAATAGTGGAACATTAAGATTTAGAAATAATTATGTTTCATCTGCCGCTTCAACATATAATAAAGAAGCATTATCAATTGCTTATAATACTGGTAATGCTACTTTTGCTGGTACTGTAACATCTACTGGTTTTGTCGGTCCATTAACAGGTACTGCAAGCGGTAATGTGGCAAATACCGGCGCGACTGGTGACTTATTATATTGGTCTAATACCAATACTCCTTCACGTTTAATTATTGGAACCGAAGGGAAAGTATTAAAATCTAATGGAACTGCCCCTGAATGGGCAAATGAATATAATGTTACAATAATAGATTTAACCTCTATTACATAAGGAGGATTATATGGCAATTTATTATAAAGGAAATAAAGTTTCTCCAGTAAGAAATACAGTTATAGAAAAAGTTGTTACCTATGAAGCTGGTTCAACTGAACCAACTATTTCATATAATTTTCCTACTGAAGGTACTGAAGCATTTGAAGATCCAGATAATTTAACTTCAGATGGCCCAGAAATTACAGAATGGTCTAGACCTAGTGGATGGCCTAATTTAGATAATCTTCCAGTATTAGATGAAGGAGTATATCTTACTTATGATAACACTTCCGCCGCAGATTGTAAATATGCTTGTTTTTATTGTGATGTTCAAAGTAGCGGACAGATTACAATTGCACGCGGTCATATAGATGGAAATAATTTTGTTCAAGAAACAACTGAAAATGTAAATACCGCTACTTATAAAGAAATAGATTATAGTGGGTCTAATTCTAATTATGTAATTTTTAAAATTACGCCAACAACCGCAACAAAACATATGACTTCTATGTATTTTGGTAGAATTACTACAGCAACAACAGGAACGGTAGTAAATCGTCCATAGTATGATTAGTATTGTTTAGAAAGAAAAGGATGGCTACCATATTTATCAAGTACTGCTGGTTCCGGTGATAATTTAAGATATTGTACAGAATGGATGTAGCATGATAATGTTCAATGGGGAAACTCTGTTACAAATCTAGCTGCAGCTTGGTATCGCGGCAGAAGTCTTAAAAAGATAGAATTTGGTAATTGGACCGGTGAAAATTGCAATATTACTAGTCTAGACAGTACCTTTAGCACTTGCAATAATATAGAAAAAATTGATTTAACATCATGGAAAACAGAAAATTGGCATGTTATAAGTATTAATAATATGTTTAACAATTGCTATAATATGCAAATATGTATTGTTCCATTTACAACGACAAATTGGGGTAACGGCACTGGAAAAACATTTACAATGGCTGATACTTGGTATAACTGTTTTTCTCTTAATTCTTTAGATTTAAGTTCCTGGGACATGAGTAATTTAAATGTTACTGCTATCCATGAATGTTGGTTTTGTTGTATACATTTAAAATCATTAAATGTAAAAAATTGGGATACAACTAAATGGACTATCACAGGAACATATGGATTATATAGAGTGTGGGGACAATGTCGCACTCTTGTAGATATAGATTTATCTAATTGGAATACAACGAATTGGCAGCCAGTAAGAGCAGATTAGATATTCTATTATAATCATAAACGTAGACATTTTAATGATATTAAAAATTGGAACACTACAAATTGGAAAATCGTTCAATTTGCTGATGCATTTAATGGATGCCATAAAATACAAGAATTAGATTTAAGAAATTGGAATACAACTAACTGGAAAGTAAATTCTCTTTCTGCGACATTTGGATAGTGCTATAATTTATAGCACGTGCGCATTGGCACATGGAATACTTCTGGATGGAATGTAACTAATATAAATTATACATTCTATTATGATTATAATTTAGAAGATATTGATATATGGAATTGGGATGTACATAACTGGCCTGTTACAAACGGGCTATATCAAACTTTTTATCAATGTTACAGATTAAAGGCCATTGATTTTTCCAAATGGGTAACAACTAATTGGGATTTTGGCGCGGATGGTAAATGTGACTTACGTTATTTTGCTGGATATTGTTATAGTGTAGAAAAAATTGATTTATCACCATTTAATATAAATGCTGTTAATAGTTTAACTTATTATTCTCAAAGTGCAGCAGGAAGTAGAAGCTATTCACCATTTTATCTATGTTATAATTTAAAAGAACTAATTCTTCCTTAGCATTATAAAGGACATATAGATTTATCCGAAGCTTTTAAACTTTCACATGATAAAATTTTAGCAGTATTTAATGCATTAGAAACTCCAATAGCAAATACGGCAAAAGTTTGGATTATATCTACGAAATATAAATTAACAACCGCTGATATAGCAATTGCAACAAACAAAGGTTATACAGTAGTTCAAAGTTAAGGAGGGAGAAAATGAAAATTATTCAAGATTTAATGACTATATTAGAAGCTGATGAGGGCCATTATATCACAGATGGATAGGGTAATTATGGTCATATAATTTATCTAGGTAAATATGATTCTCCTTCTAATTGGTATGAAGTAAGTGAAGAGGAGGTGCCAGAAGATGAGCGTGTTAAATGATATTGTTTATTTACGACAAGATTAGTATGATGTATTAGCCGCGGATGGCACTGTAGGCTCACTTACTGGACTGCAAGATGATAAAATATATTTTGTAACTGATAGCACTATTACAGCTAATGACTTAGATTAGGATCTGGTTATTCCAGTATCACATGGTGGGACTGGAAAAACTTCATTTACCGCGGGTTCAGTTTTAATTGGAAATGGTTCTTCTCCATTAACAGAATTATCTGCAACTAACATTAATACTGCAAATACAATAGTTAAACGTGATGCAGATGGAGATTTTAATGCTGGAAAGGCAACTTTGACTAGTGCCACTATTGCAAGTATTAATATAACTACTAAAAAATTAGAACCAGTTAATTAGATTAATTCCGATAGTGGTAATATGATTTTAGCATATAAGCCATCTTCTGGAACAGGAGTTACTAGTAGTCAATGGTGTGTTGGGACTATAGACATTTAGGGTGTAATTCGTAGTAATAATACAGATTTAATTCATACACGAGCAGGAACAAATTCTATAATATTAGATACTGGTAATTGGATTAGTAATATAAAATATTTACCTTTATACGAAACACGTAGTACCACAACTACTTTGAATAAAACGGCAAATTATGTAACTTCTGGTGCAGTGTTCCATCTCATTGCTTCCTCTTCTACTTCTACTACTGACAATGGAAAGCCCCCAATGGGTGATGCCAACATTCTTTAGATGAATTGGGATAATAGTGGTGGTTATGACGCATAGTTAGCTATTTCTACCGCAGAAAATCGTATGGAATTTAGAGATTAGCCCTCAACTAAGAAAGCATGGCGTGAAGTGGTCACTTCTACTCCTGGAACTGCTGCTGGTGGTACTACACAACCTGTATATATAGATACAAATGGAGTAGCCACCGCTCTTTCTTATACAATTGAGAAATCCGTACCTTCAAATGCAGTATTTACAGACCATTATGCTTGGGGAGATATTACAGGAAAACCAACTAAAATTACTTTAACTGGAGCTGTTACTGGTAATGTAAGCTTAGGATCTGGAGATTTAAGTTTATCAACAACAGTAAATCATAATCATGATGATCTTTATAAAATTGCATCCGGTGTAATTACATTAGGTTCTAATACAATTACTCCAATTACAAGTATTGCTGAATTAACTGGTAGTACTATTACTGCAGCAAATCTTCGCACAAACTTAGGATTATCTGCAGCATTGCGTTTTATTGGTAAGGCAACTACCGATATGAGTGAAAGTACTACTATTGCACCAACTGTAACAGGAGTAACTAATTATATTCCAGAAGTTGGAGACGTCGTATTAGATAAAAATAGTGATGCTGAATATGTATGCATTGCTAAAAGTGGTTCAACATATACTTGGGAGTTATTAGGACAGAGTGGTTCATGGGCAACAAACACTCACACACATGGTAATATTAGTAACAGTGGAACTATTGGTCAAACTTCGAATTGGACATTAGCTAATGGCGACGGCCTTGTGGTATTTGATTCTAGTAATTCTAATAAATTAGAGCGTACTGGAATTACTTTTGACGGAAGCACTAAAACTAAAGCTTTAACTCCTGCGGGAACATGGGAAACTTTTTTAACTTCTCATCAAACATATACCGCAGTATCAAATAAAAAGCCTACTGCTAACCAAACTCCTGGATTTGGCGCTACTTTTGATATAGAATAGGTTAGTCAAGATGCGAGTGGACAAGTTAGCGTAACAGAAAGAACTGTTACAATTCCTGCTACTATTGCTACAAATGCAGTGGTAGGCTTAGTAAAACCTTGGTACTCACATTCTGTAGCTAGCACTGGCCCTACTACTGGCTCTAATGCAACTGCGATTACTGTTAATGCGATTCAAACTACTGCAAATCGTTATTATGCAATAGAATCTGACAGTAATGGTAGATTATTTGTTAATGTACCTTGGACTAACGTTAATAGTAGTTACTTAACTGCGCATAATAATTTAGTTAAGCAAACCTTAAAATCAGATAATACAAAATATAATCTTCTTGCCAGCGCTCAGGCTGCTCCCACAAGTGGAACCGCATATGAAGCAATTTACAATACTGACGTATTTATAAATCCTTCCCTTAGCGCAGTCGGCGCGAAAGCATATATGGTAAACGAAAAAGTAACTCTTCAATGGAACTCTACCGATAGTTCTCTTGATTTCGTATTTGCATAAAAGGACGGTGGTATGTAATGTATAAACTCGTGCTTGCTGATGGTACAGAACTTAATAATATTCACCGTCTTAATCCTAGTACATTTGAGATTGAAAGCAATAATTCTCAAATGTACTGGATACTTTCATAGGATAATTTGGCCTTTGCTACTCTTTATAAAGATGAAGAGTTAGAGGATGCATTTATAGATTGCGCGCGTACTTCATATTCTATGCAGAATGGTATAATTCATTTTAGAATTACACCATTGAGTGAGGTGAAGTAAATGGCGCTTCGTGTTTGGCTACCATTATTAGGAAATGTTAATTAGTAGGGAGCATCAGAAGTCATTGCTACTGTATCTGGAGCCTCAGTAAATACTGCTGGGAAAATCGGTTCTTGTTATTCTTTTGATGGCTCGGACGATTTTATTTCTTTATCTGGTACTACTTTATATAATATATTTAAAGGTGGTTCATAGCAATTTTCAATATGTTTTTGGGTATATCATAATGATGCTACTCGCGCGATTATATTTGGTGACTATGGTTTAAGTGGGACAATTGGATTTAATGTAGAATTAACTGCTTCGCATGGGGTAAGATTTTATTGGAATGGTAGTCCAGATAAAAATTTTAATTCTACCTCTTATGTTACAGCATAGGGCTGGACTCATATCGTAATTACTTATAATGGTTCA